CCAGGTCGATGGAAGCCATAGTGCGATCGGCCGAGATCGCGGGCCTGGGCGAGGTGGAAGTAGATCGGATCCAGAGCGTCGTAGTACTACCGCGGTGCTCGGTTCTGGATGAAGTGAAGGGAGATTGAGATGGCAGCCGTATTCTTGAGCGATGAAGAAATCGCACAGCTGACTGAGAAAAAGCGTCACTCGACGCAGCGCAAGATCCTTAATGCGCTGGGAGTCGCACACAAGGTCCGGCCGAACGGCACGCTGGTCGTACTGCGGTCCCACGTCGAGAAGCTGCTGGGCGGCCATGTCGCCGCGCCGGCGAAGAAAGAACCTGAACCAAACTGGGGTGCATTGAATGGGCAAGGCAAGAAGCGATGAGTTGGCCGGCCTTCCGCCTCGGTGGCGGATTGTCCGTGGCGTGTACTACTACCAAGTGCCGCAGGACCAAAAGGCAAGCTGGGACGGCAAGACTACATTCCGTCTCGGGGATACGCTAGATGAGGCCTACAAGGTCTGGGCCGATCGCATCGGATCGTTCGGCGACGCCAGGACGATAGGCGATCTCCTGGACCGTTACGGGCGCGAGGTAATCCCGGGCAAGGCGCCGCTTACGCAAGTCGAGCATCGACGAGCCATCTTGCGTCTTCGCGCGGTTTTCGGAGGCCTGTCGATATCGGCCATTCGCCCGCAGCTAATTTACCAGTACGCGGCAAAGTCCGTGTCGAGAACGCAAGGCCGACGTGAGATCCGCGTTTTCTCCCATGTCTACACAAAGGCGGTTGAGTGGGGATTGATCGATCGCCACCCGTTCAAGGGAGAGGTCAGGCTGCAGGGCGAGCCGCCGCGCACCCGGTACATCGAAGATTGGGAGCTGGAGGAATGTCTGAAACTCGAATCAAAGCGCAAGGCCGGCAGCGTTCTGATGATTCAGGCGTATATCCGCATGAAGCTGTTGACCGGCCTGCGCCGCGGCGACTTGCTGCGCTTGACGATGGACGCATTACGAGAGGACGGCATACACGTCCTACCGCGCAAGACGGCGCACACGACCGGCAAGAGGATCATCATCGAGTGGTCCCCTGCCCTGGAGGCTGCGGTCAAGATGGCAAAGGAGGCTCGTCCGATCGACATCGGCAAGTACCTGTTCTGCAATCGGCGTGGAGAGTGCTACTTCGACGATGCGAAAGATACCGCCAGCGGCTGGAATTCCATGTGGCAGCGGTTCATGGATCGCGTGCTAAAGGAAACGGCAGTCAAGGAGCGGTTCACCGAGCATGATATCCGCGCCAAGTCGGCTAGCGATGCGGAGACTTTGGAACATGCACAGAGGCTGCTCGCTCACGCCGATTCCAAGATCACGGATCGGGTCTACCGACGTAAGCCTGAGAAAGTAAAGCCTCTTCGGTAAATAGCGCGTAGCAAAACGCCCCGTGAGTAGCAAAATTTGAAGTGGTTGCTATCGCCGAAACCTAGGCCAGGTGGCCTGCCCAGCTGGGTTCGAACCAGCGACCCTCAGCTTAGAAGGCAGGTGCTCCACCTCTCTTTTTTGCTTTTTCATCAATGGCTTACGCAATGCGAACTGTACTATTGAATTTACGGATCGCGCTCGTAAGTCATTGATTGCATGGTCGATAGGTTTTCCCAATAGTACGGATTTGGCTACTCCTGGAGTATCCGAACTGACCATTCCTGAACATATTCGGCGCCGTCCTGCGCGCACTCTGTTCCATACAGCAGCATACCTGTCGCCGTCATCGTGAGCAGCTGGACGTTTTGCAGTTCGGGGATGAGCGGCCTCCGCTGCTGGTCGTTGGGCTCGTAAATCTTCGCCTCCGGTGCGAATCCGCATATCGCCACAACCATCTCTCCGCGCACTCCGGGCAACGCGGATATCTCGCGGTTATGAAGGCGACGGCCGCGCTCGCGCAGCCTTTTAACGATACTGTACATTTGTACAGTATAGAGCCTGCGTGGGCTCAACAGCAACTCGCGGCGCGATCCGTATTATGCGCCCATGATCGAACGCACGGACCCCATCACGGCCGCCAAGGTCGACGCTACCCTAATCCTCTTGCCGCTCATCGGGTGGCTTGAGGCGTCCTGCACTCTCGCCGCAAGCCAAGTGCCGGTAGAGGTCGCCGCGCGGGTGATGGCATTGCCAATGTTTAGGCGGCAGATCGCACTGGAGATTCGCACGACGGAAAACTGAGCGCAAGAAAGCTTTCTTTTTTGCAAAAGAATTGATATCTTTCTACTATTCGTTTGCGAAACCTCATCAGGGCTATCCTGTGCTCAATTTCTTACGCTCGCTCTTCGTTGTGCACGAATGGAATCGGCCGCTTGATTCGAATATCAGGTCATGCAGGGTTTGCGGTCGTCGTGAAGAGTTGGACGTTGATGATGGCGTCAATCTGGCCGCATGGCATCCGATCTGGAAGGGGTATCCCTTGGCCCATTTCGATAAGCGCATCGGCAAGCCAGAATTTCAGCCACCTGGCGTCACTCGTGGCGATACCGGCCTCATTGATGGCGCGCGTAAGCCGGCTTATTTTTTCGCACGCACAAGGCGCGCTCCGCGGTAGTTCGTAGATCACCGGCTATGCGGCCTGCAACATCTCCGGCGTGACCGTATTGCGGCAGACCTGACCAAAGTCGGCATGATAGGTGATCGCCGTGCACTGTCGCTCGCTCATCCATCCACCGCGGGCCGCGTACGCATCCCGGGCCGCCAGGGTCGAGTGCTGCACTACCGACATGCCAGAGTGCTCTTTCTCTTCAAAGTGATGCCGATGACCGGTATGCGCATAGCGCCTGGTCGTCGCGCCCCAGACCTTCGGGAACTGCGCTGCAAACAGCAGCGGCAGCTGGTCGTTCTTCTTCAGGTGCCCATGGTGCCACGCGAGCATAGTCTGGCCGTGCTGGTAGACGTAGTACGGCAACTCCGAATCAATTACTTCGACGCGCGGCTCATTCTCGTACAGCGCCTTGAACATCGCGCGCAGCCAGACCGAGCTTGCGAGGTCGTGGTTGCCCTCGCCCATCAGGACGACAACGTGCTCGTGCTTCTGCAGCGCAAAGCCCACCACGCGGCGCAGGATCCGGATTGCGGTCTGGACCACTTTCGAGAATCGCCCGTCCTGGTCCAAAACGTGACCCGAGGTGGGCGTTCTGCCCTCGATCATGCCCATGCCATCACTGTGCAAGAAATCACCGATTTGCGCCACGATGCCGACACGCGCCGGCGGGCTCGCTCTCACCATGTGCTCGAAGCATCCGGATAGCGTGCGCTCAGCGATCGCCAGATCCCAATCCCCATTCGGGTCAAGATTCTCGCGGTGCCAGCACATTGCACCTACGTGTGCGTCCGTCAGGGTGTACACGCTGGCCAACTTGGCGTCGGTGACCGCCGGACCCTTCACTGGCTTGGCGCGGGGGAGCACCTCGGACATCGCCGCCGCCGCGGCGCGCATGAACTCCTGCTGCCGATCCTGATCGGGACTTTGGCGCTCCCAGGTGCGCTCGACCTCGCCGGCGGGCCCGCGCTGCACGGTGACCTTGCCCATGCTGAAGCCCGGGGCCACGCCGCTTTCGAAGTGCCCAGGCGCGTACCCACGCGCGGCGGCGGAATTCTTGAGGCGCGCGATCACCTCTTGCACCGAGCTTTTCGCTACGCCCAGGTCACGCGCTGCCGCCCGCATGCTACCCAAGCGATTCGTTGCGTTGACGTATTCGATCTGGCGCGGCGTTGGATCGAACTCGAGCAGCTTCGGGTCGATGATGTTCTGCTTAGTCATACTGGCCTTTCTACTTAACTTCGTGCAACTACTTTCCGTCACTAAACTTGACGCTCGTCAATACATGGGGTATCGGTAGCGATAGATTTGCTGAATGGAAAGAAGAACTGATCGACTAACCGCCCTGTATGTCGACGCGGTACTAAACTTTTGCCAACCTGGCTATCGGGAATGCGCCGCCGTGGTCTTACTCGACCACGGCTTGCCGGTGGAAACTGTGCTTCGGATCCTCGACAGCCCGATTCAGCGCCGTCACTACAGTGAGTCCATATCGACCGCCTTGACTACGGCGGCGTAGGCGGCGATGCAGGCGTTGAGGCGGACGATCGCGGCGTCTCCCTCTCCGACGAGCCGAGCAAGACCTGCGGCAGCCGCTGGGTCAAGTTCGGCTGTAGCCGCGGCTCCCGGATCCACGCCGGCAGCGCCGGGACTTGGAGCTTGTTCGGCTTGAGCAGGACGGCAGGTGCCGGAGATGGCGACTGACAGCCGACGACGGCCAGCAGCAAGGTCAGACTGCAGAGCAGCCGAAGTGGCTTGTTCATGGTTGAGCTCCGATTGAAGTTTGGCGATGCTGTTAATGGCGCCGTCGAGGTTTGCTTGGGCATTGCGCACACGAGCGTTGGCATCATCGAGCTCTGCCCTCGCCTGCCGATCGCGCTCGACGTCGATCGCGTCGCGTCGGGTCGACTCCATGGCGATGCCAGTGTCGATAAGGTGGCTGCGGTACCACAGCGCGGCACAGGCCGAAAGAATGCACAGGGCCGTGATCGCGACCCAGCGCGGAACGCCGAGGCGAAGAAGTAAGGCGGAAATCATGTCAGTCCTTTCAGGCAGAGCTCTCGCTCCCGCTGACGGCGCTTCGTTAGGCCGGCAACTTCCCGGCCGCCGGCTCTATTCCACATCAGCAGCGCCTCACATGCCCCGGCTACGTCGCCCGCGTTGATCCGGCGCGCCATGCTTGAGCCGCAGAACGCTGGCACACCGATGTTGAAAGCCGCATCGACGAAGGCCACCTTCTGTCCGTCGGTGAGGCGGGCCATCGGTACGCACTTCGCGATGCCGGCGGCGTGCCGCTCCAGGTCGCGATCCAGTTGGGCGTCGCACTCGGCCGGTGTGTATGTTTTGCCGGCCTGGGCGTTCTCAGTCGCGCCGTCGCAGTACGTGAGTACGCCGCCGATGTCGCGGTAGGTCTTGAGTACCCTTCCCTCTTGCACCGGCGTGAACGCCAGCAGCACTGTCGCGGCGACGGCGCCGACAACGGCCAGTAGGCCGCGGCGCGGCGTCTTGGTCTGTTCGGCCGCCATATCACACACCCCCGTCTTTCTTCGTGAGCAGTGCTTCGACCTGCATCCATCCGCGATACACCTGCAGGCCGACCTTGGCTCCTACGATGATCAGGCCCATGTAGCGGAAAGTGTTCGCGCCTAGATGCGGCGCCAACGCAGGCAGCCAGGTTTCGATCGTGGCGATGATCTGGTCAGCGAATGGGTACAGGACCAGCAGCACTGCCCAGACGTATTTCCCGGCCATCTGCAGGCTTGCCTTAGCCCGGGCGATCATTTCATCTCTCCCAGGCGCGCATCGCTCTCGCGCTGTTCGCGCTGATCGCGTCTGCGCATGTAGAACGCGTTCAGGAAGAACGTGGCGAGCGCGGTAAAAATGCCGACGATGATGCCCCACTGCGTCAGGGTCAGCGATGCGACGATTGCCACGACGGCGCCAGCGTAGCTGCCTGCCTCGGGCGCGGTTACTTGAGTCATGTGTGCCTTTCCGTTAGGCGTAAAAAAACCCGCGCTGGCGGGCAGATTGGGATGATCTGGCTGAGGCATCAGCGGTACTCCGCCGGAAGCTGCGAGCGCTTCCGTTCCGACTCATAGGCGCGCTGGCAATGGTTGGGCTGGAAAAAGAAAAGCCCGTCAATGACGGGCCTGAGCACTTTGTAGGGCTGGTGATCGCGAAGCCGATGACATCGCGCCGAAATTGTTTCATCCGCCCATCCGCCGAGGATCGCATTCGCCAACTGGTCGAGCGCGACGAGAACCTCGAACACGTGGCTCATTCCGGCCACTCCATTGTCGGGAGCATGGCGAGCAACTCTTCGATCGTCGGCTGTTCGAGCCCCCCCGAATCGACGTCGGTCATCAGCTCATAGCACTTGGACCAGACGGCATCGCGCCAGGCAACGCATGCCTGTCCTTCGGCCTGAAACTTGGCTTGAGTCGACGTCACGTAGGTACACGCCGAGAGGATGCTGTCATAGAGCCGCTCACGCGCTTTGGCGTCAAGCATCGCCTGCACCGCAGTGACATAATCAGGGACTTGGGGCAGTGTCGGCGCTGGCGGAGGCACTGCCGGCAGCAACTCAACGCCGTCCCGCGCGGTGTTGGCTCGGTAGTGGACCCATTCGGCGCCCGTGGCCTCATCGACAGCGATCATGCGCGCGGCGTGCTCCTCGGGCGGGACCTGCAGATAACAGCCGTCGAGCACACCGTCGGCGAGGTATGTTACGTAGCGCGCGGGCTGTGGGGCATTCATGTCATCCATTACGATGTCTTTCTGATGATGAGGTCGGTATAGACTTCCACTTGACCAGCGGTGGCGGCCGGTGCGCTGCTCATGACGGCGTTGGGCGTCAGGTGGCGCAGCTCAAACGTTTTCGCCCCCCCGCTTACGGAGAACGTGCCGAGCAGGGTCGGCGGCGTCATCTGCACGTAATTCCCCGCGTTCGCCGCGTCGTGGCTAAGGCCGTTCTGTCCGATGACGACGTACACGCCATCCGTGACATTGTAGAGAGCCATCTTATGCCAGTACTTTAAGTTGGTCGTGCCCGTGCTGACGAGACTCAGGCTCTCGGCAGTGATGTCGTACGTGCCGATCGGGAGGACGAATTGATCGCTTGCAAGCGACGCCCCTGTTACCGTGTTCACCTTGGTCGCGTTGAGGGGGCGCCGGTAGACACCTGCGCTTAGGTTCGTGGGGGTCGTGCTTCCTGTACCGCTCGCCCGCTCCTCGCGCAAATGCAGCGTGGGGACCCCGGAGTTCGTGTCGCCCTTGTCGCCTGTGCGGTCGAAGAACAGCATTACCGATTCACCATCAGAAAAGGGATTGCTGCCGGTACTACTGTTGACCAGTGTCCCGAAGATGTCACCGTACAGGCCTGACCCACCCTGCGCATACGATGTCACGCTGTAAACCGCCCATTTTGATGTGTCATTGACCTTTTGTAGTCGAATGAATCCCTTCAACGTGCTCGTGGAATCACCTGTTGCACTGAGCAGAGCCGCCACGGAGGCGCCGCCCAGGCTCTTAGTATCGAGCTGGATGGACGCAGCCTTAATCGCCAGGATGCCGCCGGTAGCGCTGCCGACAAAGCTCGAACTGCTGCGGTAGGTGTACTGGATGGAGTACGCTCCGCCGGCGGCGATGGAGTTCAGGTTGGCGACGACGGCAATCAACTCACTGACGAAGCCGATCAGCCAAGTGATAAACGCGTCGACGCGCGCCGCAAACGTGGTCCGGTCGCCGCGCTGCGGTGCACTCGGGGGATATGAAAGTGCCATCAGATGAGTCCCTTTACTGTAATCGAAATATTGCAGCGATCCGCGCGGTATGAAAATTTCCCGCTACCCAGGCCGAATGCCCGTAGACCTGCGGTGTCCTGGCGATCCGAACAGAACCAGAATGCGGCGACGTCCAGGAGCGATGCGACGACAGCTTGTGCCACGCGGCCCTGCTCGCGGCTTTCCGTGACGGCCGAGACAGCAAGGTTCGTGCACTTCGGCCCGGGCACGATCGTGGAGTTTCCCCAGCGATCGATATCGACGTAGCTGAACGAGACCGGCTCCGCCTCGGCATCCGCAAGGGCATGGCCTAGCTCCCGAATATCGCCCAGAGCAAACGAGCCGCATTTCACGGTTCCGCTTGCCTTCGCCAGCGTCATCGTGACTTCGCCGGCGGTGTACTGACCGATCCCCGTTAGCAGCAGGTCGGTCACAGGCGAAAACGGATCGAAGAAGTACTCGTCGTAGTCCGCCGGCGCGCTGGCCTCGAGACTGCCGCTGTAGGTATAAATGACGTTGCCTCCCGGGGCGTCACGAATGGTAAGTGACACGGTCTCAGCATCAAGACCGACCAGATATGACGCCGAGAACGCGCCTGGGCGCAGCACGACGGTCAGCGGGGATGGCAATGCCGTTTGCGTGCTCACCTTGTTGTCGAACATAGCCCACCTGTTGGTCGGGCCGTAGTCCAGCCAGTACACCGTGGAGCCCGCCCGGTTCAGTGGATCAGTTGGGTCTTTCCCAATGTTGCCGTCGATCTGGCTTTGGTAGACCCGATGCGTGGTCGTGCTGACGCAGAACGCGCCGTTGGCAAATGTCGCGCCAGACGTCCAGGCGGGATACTCCGTTTCGACGGCCGTACTGCTGACCAGCATGTCCGGCGTGATCGTCCTCGGCGCGAGAACACATAGCATGTCGCTCAATTGATCACCTTTACGCGAAGAACACCACCATTGACACTGGCTCCGTTGAGCGTGCCCGCCATTTTTTCCATATCGCTCGCCATGCGCTCAATGACCTGCCTTTGTTGAGCCACCGTAGCCTGAAGTCTGTCGACCGCAGCCGCCAGCGCGTCCGCATTACCGGACGGGCTGCGCAACGCGTCGACCAACGCCCTTGTGCTATGAATCCGCGCGGCGCCGGTCGCCTCGACCTCAGGACCAACTTCACCGACCCAACGCAACCCGCCGGCAAAATCACCGCCAGTGGCGAAGCCCGGAATCTTGTAGCCCGGGTCTTTCTGGGCCGCCTTCAACCAGTCGGCCTTTTCGGTCTCATCCATAGTCGAACCGTAGTTCCTCATCCAGAACGCCAGGCCGTCAGCATCCGGCACCCGCCCCAAGTACTGCCGATAGAGCGTGTTGAGTGTTGCTTCGGTCGAGCCCTTGATGCCGTCGACGATCTGCGAGACGGGCGCGCCATTGGCCGCAGCGTTCTGCCACCACTCCAGGCCGGGTGCATCTGGCGTACGACCCAGGTACTGCTGGTAGGCCCCGTTGATCGCACCCGTTGCACCGACGATCGGATTGCTCTGCGCCTGGAGGATCGCCGTGGTCAGCCCACGCATCGCATCGAGCAGGCTCAGGCCATTGGTATCGATCCCCTTGAGGATGTCGACCTGATCCTGTGCTGCCGCGAGTTGGTCGTCCAGACTCGAAAGCTGGTCTTGAAGGACGTCGAGCGACTTCTCCGCGACTGACAGCTGATCGTCCGTGATGCCTGCGAGGGCAGAGATATCGTTCTGCGTCTGGTACAGGTCGCGAAGGTAGTCCTGATACGTCGCGAACTGGTCCGAAGAGTTATCGGCAACAGCGCTCAAGGCATTCTTGAGACTGTCGGCCGACGGCAGAGCGCCGCCAGCTTTCGCGATCGCCAGCGCCGCGCGGATCTGCGCCTGGGCACTCGCCCGCTCGGCCGCCTTCTGGTCCGGAGACTTCAGGCTGTCCAGCGTGCTGCGCAGTGCTTGGGACAGGGTTTGCAGCTTGGTCACGACTGCGGTCTGCGTGGTGACGCTCGCCTGAACCGCTGCCTTCTCGCGCGCGACAACCTTTTGCAGAGCAGAAAACGCGTTGTCCACCCCGCCCAGCAACGTCGATGCCGCATCCTTCATGGACTGAATCGCCGACGCCTGATCTTTCAGCGCCTGAATCTGATCGAACAGTTCCTTATTGCTGTCTTCCAGGGCATCACGCTGCTTGCCCAGAAGTTGCGCCGAGGTCTTCGTGAGTTGGTCATACTCCTCCTGCAGCCCCTGTCGCTCCTGCAGCACCTTGGCCGCCCTCTCAGCCGCCGCGGCAGTTTCATCTGGGTGCACCTGGGCGAACGCCTCCCCCAAGGCAAGCAGCGAACTCAGTTGCTTGGCACCGGCATCGGTTGCGGCCGCGCCTGAGTCAATTAGGCTGTTGATCAGGGACTTGAACTGGTCCCGGGTCGTCGGGATTGTGTCCAAGCCCAGGCTGCCCAGCGCCTTGTCGAGCGCTTCGGCAACGGGCTTGATTCGCTCGGCGTCGGTCAAGAAGTTCTGGTTGAAGAACGAAGCTTCCGAGCTCAACGTCGAGAGTCCGCCGGCGAAATCAATCAGGCTCTCACGTGCCTTGGCAGACTCGATACCGGTGGCACCGAACAGCGTAGAGGCCGATCGCCCGAGCAGCTGCGCGATCTGATCCGTCCCTTTGAAGTCGCCGGCCAGGCGCTCGAGCGTCGCGGATGCGGCCTCGCCAGACTTCGCGAAGTCGGTCAGGTTCGGCACGAGCTTGTTGGCGATCTCGTCACCGACTCCGGTAAAGAAGTCGGTGATGATCTGCTGGTCCTTCGTGGCGTCGCCGGTGAGCGCGAGGTCAAACGTCTTGCTGTACGTTGTGACCCAGTCGGCCGACACACCCAGCGACGAAGCAAAGCCGGCAGCAGCGGTCTCCATGGACTGCAGACCGTTGGTGAACTGCTTAGACATGGCGCCGGTGAAGTCCGTCGCCTTCTCCCAGTCCCGGTCGCTGCTAAACCACCCTCCATCCTGATGCAGGTTCTGGTAGCTCTGCCCGCTCACCCCGGACGCCGACAACGTCCCGCGGATGCCCTGGCCCTGCACTTCCGTATCACCGTGGCCAAACGCCGATTTCCATAGCGATGCCACCGCCACGGCGCCACCAACCCACGGCAACGCAGTAGCGATTGCACCCATGCCCGATGCCAGCGCGCTCGAAATGCCCGGGCCCACCACGTCAAGAATGCCGTTGCCGATGGACAGACCGAGCGAGGACGTCAGGCCAGAGCCAGCGCCGGCGCCAGTGAGGCCACCCGCCAGGCTACCCATGAAGCCAGTTCCGAGGCCGCCGGCTAGCGTCATTCCGCCTGTAACGGTGCTGTACAGGCTAGATGCTGCCTGCGCTGCGCCGATTGGGCCGCTGCCGGCTGTGATCCCATAACCGTTAGGCTGGCTCGCGATCTCGCCGGCGATCGCCGTTTGGCTGACGCCGAGGTAGCTACCGACCAACTGCACGATGATCGGCCGTGCGAACATCTTATAGATCTGGTCGGCGACCGACGTCTTGAAAGTGCTGACGAGCGACTTCGTGAACGACTGCCAGCCAGCATTGCCGTTGTTCAGCATGTCGGCGAAGCCCTGCTGGAACACCTGGCCGTACTGGTCGACGGCCTGCTTCCAGTTGTCGTACCGTTGCTGCTTCTCCGCTCCATCGAGCAGGGCGGCGGCACGCTCACGAATCGCCGCAGCCTCGTCGCGAATCCGCGCCGCGCGCTCACCGGTAAGATCGAGTCCCTCGGCAATATTCGCCTCGGCGTCTTTCCTGGCCGCCGCCTCTTCCAGGTGAGCCGCGGTCAACGCGGCGACCTGCTTCTGGCTGAGACCGATCGCGTCGTTGTAATCGTACTGCGCCTGCGTTTGCTGCCGCAGGCCGGCCAGTTCCGCCATTTCCCTCTCGATGGCATCGGCCGAATTATTCACGGCTTGGCGATAACGCTTCTGCTCGGCCGCGAATAGGTCGTTTGTCAGCTGAAAGGATCGGCTCTTGCGCTGCTCATCCAACACCGCGATTTGGCCTTCCAAGTCGGCCTGTTCCTTGACGCTGTTCGCCTTTTTCTTGGTAAGGTCGAGCTCAGCCTCCAGTAGGGCTCGCTTCCGTCCGAACGCTGCAAGCTCCGTCGAAGCCGTGGCATTGATTGCATCGTCTTCCATCATGCTGCCCGCGGCGCGCGCAGCGGCGATACGGGCAATCTCACGCTGCTCGAGCACGTCGGCAACTTGGTCGCGCCGCTTCAATGCCTCGATATTTGAGTCGATGCCGGCGTTGAAGATGTCCGCATACGACTTACGGATATCAGCGACGCGCTTTTCGATCTCGGTCGAAGACAGACCGGCGGTCGCCCCCTCGTTGCGCGCCTTCGTGACATCACGCTCCAGCTGCGCCTGGCGAGTCAGGTACTGCTCTCCGTCCTTCAGCCACTGCTTTCGCGCGTCGTCGACCTTCTGAGCATCGGCCTCGGCCTTTGCGCGAGCCTTCTCTGCGTCGCCACGGTCCCGGATAGCATTAATCGCACGCTTGTTTGCGTCGAGCTGCGCATCGTATGCCGCAACGTCGGCGGCTAACCCACGCGCCTGCGCTCGCGCCCGGTCAGCCTCGATACCATCGCGCTCCTTCAGCAGCGCGTTGATCTTTTCCATGTTGCTGGTGTCGCGGCCGCCCGCAAAGTCGACCACCGCGTTCGCCGCGTCCGCCGCATACATCTTCAAGCCGAGCCAAGCCTTCTCCCAGCTGTTCAGCGTGGCAAGGACCTTGTCCTTCTGCTCTTGCACGCCAGCGGCATATGCCTGCTGGGCCACGTTCGCCGCCTCGGTCGCCTTACCCTGATCTTGCAGCGCCTTTACCTGCGCGTACGTCGATGCGTTGATGAAGTGGTACTTATCATCGATCGCACTCAGCGCCTGAAGCGGTGATTTGCCCAGCTTTTCAAACTCAGCGACCGTCTCCTCGACGCTGCGCCCGAGGACACGCTGTACATCAACAGCCAGCATCGCGAATTGCTGAAGACTCTCGGCCGGCACCTGGGCGGTCTGTACGAGCTGCGCCAGCGCCGCTGCTGCATCCCGGGAGCCTGAGATCGCGGCCACGTTGCGCCGCATGTCCTCAAGCTGGCCGGACGTGGCGCCAGCAGCGTTGCCGCTCAAGATGAGTGCGCGCCTGAACGCCTCGGACTCGTCAGCCCCAGACTTGTAGGCGAGAGCCAGCACGCCGACCGCGCCGGCTGCAATAGTGTATGGGTTCACCAGACCAAGTACGTAACCGCCCAGTGCGCGCGCGGCCGTGCCTGCGCTGCCGAACTGGTCGCGCAGCTGGCCGCCCTGCTGCAGGAGCACCGTCAGCGGCTGCTGACCGCCCTGCAGCGCCGTCACGATGTCGGTGAACTGCGCCGGCACAGTGCGCATTGCCGCCGCGATCTGGCCTGCCGACGCGCCGGCCGAGGCGGCGGTGCGCGACTGCGCTTGCTCCACCGCACGCAGTTGCGCGATGTACGGCGACAGCACGCTCGGGTCTACGCCGCGCTGGCGCGCCAGCAGTTCGTAATAGGCCGCCGTCTGGCGCCCGCCGGCTTCCATGGCGGTGGTCGTGCGCTGAATAGCCGCGATGATGTTGCGCTGCGCTGCGTCGACATTGCGCGACGTCGTCGATGCCCCCGTGCCGACGTTGTTGACAGCTCGCTCGGCGCGGTCGCCGGCCTGGGCCACCTGCTGCGCCATCGTGTTGGCCTGCTGGCCAATCTCGGTGAACCCGGCGCGCGTGCGGGTCGTGTCCACCTCGGCGACAAGCTGTACGCGGCGTTCTTCGGTCATTCATGCACCCATAAAAAAAGCCGCGTTGAGCGGCCGTATCGTTATTCTTGCGTCTTGGCTAGTGGAGCAGCGGCACCAATGAACCGACCGCGGAAGCGATCTTGTCGAATGCTGCGGCTAGCACATAAACGCCGACCGAAAACATGACCCACTTGCTGTGTGGTATATCCATCTTGAGACCTTTCAACCATTCGATGGCCAGCTTCATTCGCGGCCGGTTGGTGCTATCATTCATTCCATGTTCTTTCGTAGATCAGTACGGAGGAAATAAAAAGGCCCTGAACGTTTCCCGCGTCAGGGCCTTTTGCTTATCTATTGTGATACCTATGGTGGCCGGGCGGGGACGTGCGTCAATCCCTCGCACTCATCGCCTCCAGGGCGGCGAATTCCATCGTCCGGATATCCGCCTCGAGCTCATCGTATTCGTCGGGCTCCAGGCGCATACGATCCATCTTCTGGAACAGCACGCCGTAGTCCAGCCCTGTCGGGCCCATCGAGCCCATTCGCCACTGCGTCCGGATCTCACCGAACAGGAAGTAGGCCCGCTCGTTCTCCGGCCATACCTCGACGTCGTCGCCCGCGTAGTCTTCCGGCGTGAAGCCGAATTCCTTCATCTTTGCGATGTCCTCCTTGCTCGGCGGCGGGGTGAACATCTCGCGGGCGATTTCCCTCAGTTTCCCAAGCGGCCCTCAACGATGGCCGAACGGTAGTCGGTGATGATCGCGCCGACTGCGGCCGGCAGTTCGTCGACGAGCTGCATGGCCGACTCCTTATCGAATGGCACATCGAGGTTCCAGCTGTTGACCACGCCCAGCAGGTAGCGGACGTTGAAGGCGTTCTGGCGCGCGGTGATCTCCGCCTGGGTCGGATCGGTGACCCTCTCGCCTGCGTCGATGGCGGCTCGCACGCGCGCAACCTCGGCATCGGCCTCCGCCTTCACGTCTGCCTGCAGCTTGTCGGTAAATTCAGCGTGCTCCGAACGAGTGCGATACTTGAAGTCCACTTCGATACTGCCGGCTTCTTCGCCGGGCATTGGGAAGGAGACGACGCGTTTGAACGAAGTCGGGCGCTTGCCCAAGATGATTTTCTTTGCCATGGTTATTGTCTTTCAGGTATGGAAAAAGACCGCGAGGAGCTACCCCGCGGCGTAAAGGCCGGCGCCGCCCGTTGGAGCGCCGACTGGCAACGCGGGATTACGAGGCGTAGCGGACGACCTTGCCGGTCACGGCGAAGCCTGCCTTCACGGCCATGACCTGACCCTTCGACAGGCTCGGATTTTCGTTGAAACTCACGTATCCGCTGTACAGCAAGATGGCGCCGCTCGGCAGGACCATCTTCAGCGCGGCGACCTTGGCCGAATTGGATGCGGTACGCAGCACGGCATTGTGCGGCTGCGTCGGGTCATCGGCGATACTCAGGCTGTAGGTGGTGGCCGAGAAACCGTCCGGCAGGTTGATCTCGGTATCGCTGTCCATGAGGTTGACGTTCGCGTACTTCGCGTCACCGCCCGAAGGGTCACAGCCCACAACCTGGACGATCGACTGCCAGGTCGTGATCTTGCGAACGGACCCGGTGCCGGCGCCTGCCGGGAACTGCACGGTATCGGTCGTGTCGAAGCCTTCCAGGGTCACCGACGTCGCCGCCGCGGTTTTGACACGGAAGACGCGGCCCGTGGCCTTGCTCCAGCCACTGGTGAACTCGACGAAGTCGCCCACGGCATAGGTGTTGGTCGCCGTGGTCAGGACGCACTCGGCTGCGTTCGTAGCGGCGCTGACGTTGATCGAGGCGGCGTACGCGGAAGCGACCGCGAACGAGATGTTGTTTGGCAGTTGGAAGCTCACTTATGGGCCTTTCAAATGAAAAAAGCCCGGGACCGGGCTGTTGCGCCCGTTTCCGGGCAAAGAAAAAGCCGCCCGGATCTCTCGGGGCGGCTTGATGATTGGTCAATCGTGGTTACTGGCGGTCAGCCCACACAGAGAAGTCCTGGCGCGAGCAATACCGCTGCATGTCCGCATCGGCATCCGAAGCGGCGGCGGCAGTCGGGCGCGCGTCGAAAGCGGCGGAAGTGATCAGCGCATTCTCGATCTGCTTGATAAGGCCTTTGGCCTCGGCGCGCCGGTCGCTCCAGACGTTGACCTGAACGAGCGCATTCTCTTTCGACGGCAAGGCGTTGTCGAAGAAATCAATCGCATCGCCGCCGATCTGCTGCCAGGTCACGTATGGGCGCGCGGTATCCGTCGGAGCGAAGTCCGGGAACGTTCGCGGGCAGATCGCCTGCAGAAGCGCGACTAATTTTTCTTCCAGCGTCATTGGACCGCCCTATGCAGCGCATCCGCTGCGGCTTGTGCCGCCTGCGGAAACTTCACTTCAGCCTTGCGTACAAAGGATTTCGCTGGCACCTGACGAGGGGCGGCCAACGCAACGTAGTACGCATCCTTTACCGCTTGCGACGCGCGGCGCCCAGGCTTGCGCTTGCCGCGCGACTCTCGACGTACGGCGGTGTAGAACTGTCCGTCACTGCCGACGTAGGTCGCGTACCGCTGGATATGCCCGAATTCGACAAGGTGACCGTGCGGCGCCTTCCTCACGTTCCAGCTGACGTGGTACGTTGCACGCCCCTCCGCGCTGTTCGCCTGCGAATAGACTTGGTAGATACTCTGACCCAGTTTCCCCGTCTTAGCCGGGATGGCGGCGACGTTGCGCTTCACCTCATCGTAGAGAACTTGCGCCGCAGCCTGGGCTGCCGGTCGAGCCGCGGTCTCTGCGGCATCACCCATTTCGGCAAGCATCGCGGTGACGCTGGCCATATCGACGGAAAGCATGGTCATTTCGCGCACTCGCAGACCAGGAACATGAACATTGGATCGCGGTCGGGAAGCGGCGAGCCCTTGACTTCGTACTCCTCGCCCGCGTAACGCACGCGCCAACTCGCATCGATGTCCCTGCGGGACCGAATACGGATCGACGCGCGCTTTACCGAAACATCAGCGTTAGCACGCAACACCTCGGCACCGCTCTGGAAAAGCACGTGCGCCCAGATCGTGGCAACGTCGACCCAGTCCGTGACGGGCTGGCCGACAGAGTCCTTGCCGGCCTCGCGCCGCATCAATGTGATTCGATGGTTCATGGTCACAGGAACACCAGATAAGGGTCGAGAAGGCGATCGAAGTTCGCATCCTTGGCCGTGGCCACCGGAGAGAACTGCTGCTGAATACGGGCGAGCACGTACTGCTTGACCGGCTTCGGCACGCTCGCCTCAGTCGGCCCGTAGCCGGCCGTGTACTGCACCTCCACCGCATTCGCCCGATCAAGCACCATCGGCCAGGCTCGCCCCGGCGCCGGCGTCAGCACCGCGGGCTCAGCATCGACGTCGACGAAGTAATCGCGCGGGTCGATCGTCCGCTGTGCACCGGTCTCGTCGTAGTACGACACGTGCGTGATGCTCATCAGCGGCGGCTTCGGCAGGATCATTTCGCCAGCAAAGGCCCGGAAGCCGGCGCGCCACGCTTGCATCACGAAGGCCCGGCCGGTGGTGTGCTCCGCGGCTTCGGTGTAAGCCTCGGCTGCAGTCACGATCTCTTCATCCAGCTCATCACCGTCTGCCCTGGCAGCACGTCGCGCCGCGTCAACTGACACAGCCGACTGCACGAGGCCAACGCGCTTGAGAGAATCGGGATAAACGGCCGGACCATGACGACATGCGGTACCGAGCGGCGCGCGCACGTATTCGACAGGAGGCTCCACTGCAAACGTGATCGAGAGATCACTCGACACCGAGGAATAGACTGTGTACGCCGCGGAAAGCGAAGCCGAAACAGATGACATGACCAGCGCCTGCACTGAATACGACGCAACCAGATCGGCATATACCTGAGCGCACACCGAGTAAGAGGTGCTGAGGTCAGACGAAACCTGCGCGCGGACCGCGTATTGAGCCGCCAGGTCTGCTGACACCGCAGATCGCACGACATACAAGACGGTGAGATCGGACGAAACGCTAGTGGATGAGCTTGCGCCACTCATCCCAATGCCATCCATCCCGATAGCGTTAAATCCAAGCATGCGAGTTCCTTATGCTGACTGCAGCATGGGGGCGACAAACGTGGTCACGACGTACCAATACCCGTCTGAGTTCAGGTGAATGTGCTGCCCAGCCGGATCGCTCGATACCCAGTACGTGCCCGCGGCTGCCGCCGCATCGTTGAACGTTTGGATGTTGTAGTCCGGCAGATTGAACGCGGATCCGGCCTTGCGCACATCGAACACTCCGTCGAAGCCCATCGCCTTGTAGTTGGCCAGCACATACGCGTTGTACTGGTCAAGCTTCAGGTTGTCGGCGTCCACGGCGGCCTGATCGGTACTCTGGTTCAGGCGCGGCAAGCAGGTCCCCGTGAATATTTTCGCCCATGGATTGGCCGCGCGGCGGGCGGTGACGTAGTCGGTGGCATCCTGCACGGTTTGCGCCACAGTGCGCCCGCCGGTCAGCGAATTCGTTCCTTCCCAGGTGATCAGCAGATTCGTCTTGGCCGGGTTAAACGCGCCGTCTACATCCGTCGCGCTGCCTCCGTCTAGAGCATTCATCTTGCGCCAGGACTGCCCGCCGATCCCAAGGTTCGTGACCAAGATCCCTTTATCGCTTTGGTACCGCAGCGGCGACGTTCCGACGGACGTCGCGTCCGGGAGGAAGTTGGCGCCCGCCGTTGCGACCGACACCGGGGCGACTTTCGCCGTGCAGCGCGCGACGTTCTGCGACGGCCCCGTGCTGGCAACCAGCGAGTTTCCGTCCCATACGATGTTGAGCGAGCTGTCGAATACGATACCGCTGGGGGACGCCGGGACGCCCGCACCTACGCGGCGCCCAATGATGGCGCGACGGCGCATCATACGAAGCCGCTCCAAGCCGTGAGCTGTACGGCTGCGGACCCAGAGCACACAGCATCAAGCCATACCTGCGGCGCGCTGCCTCTGTCGAGCGAGCTTCCGGCCACATCGACGAACGTTGTCGGGGTGGCCGCACGAGCAACGGCGAACTTCCAAATATTCCCGGTGCGGATGACGCGGATACGGTCGCCAGCCTGTGGCGTGGCGCTCAGGACTCCGCTGCCGGTGTATCGATACCCAGCCGGAACCGCCCCGTTCACGCCCGACGCATAGAAGGAATACGTCATGTTGCTGTACGTCCCGGCGGTGTTCAAGAGGCGGAAGCCGACGATGACCTCGTTCGGCACTGTCACGATGAATTCGACCCATCCGTCCTGATTGGCTGGCAGCGACTTCGAGCTGATGCCGCCCGTTTCGCTGGCCAGCGCCGCGCCGCCGCCCGTGTAGGTGTAAGGGCCAGTGCCGCTTTCCGTCGTCGTGGCCGATAAGCTGGTCAGGCGCGGGTAGCTGATGGAGGCCGGCGTGACGCTGTTCGACGCCGCGGATTCCGCCGATGCGCCCACGGCGTTATTCGTGTGCACGGTGAACGTGTAGGCAGTGCCGTTCGTCAGGCCAGTGACGGCGCCGGACGTTGCGCCAGCCGCGGCCGAACCGGTCGCGCCGCCGGGCGATGCGGTGATTGTGTAGCCGGTGATCGCGCTGCCGCCGTTCGATGCCGGTGCGGCCCACGTGACCGTTGCCGAACTGTCGCCGGCCGTAGCGGTGCCGATGGTCGGTGCACCCGGTGCGGTGGCCGCCGCCGTGGTGAAGCCAGGGCCGTTTGCCACGGTCGAGTCGTTGCCGGCCGCGTCGCGATGCAGGAAGTGTGAGTAGTACGTCGTGCCAGCGGTCAGGCCCGAGAAGCTGACGTTTTGGGTTCCGGTCGCCGTAACGGCCTGGCTGGAGCCTGCCTTGACGGTCGTGGCGGTTTCGGTCGTGTTCGTACTAACCATGTAGTACAGCGTGCCGTTGGCCTCGTTCGTGCTGACGGTCGCAGTTGCTGTGCTCTGGCCGGTCTGCGTTCCAACAGGGCTCGACAGGGTCGGCGGGGTCATATCGCCGGCAGCAGCCGTCGTAAAGCCGGTCGAGTCGACGACGTTCGAGGTGTTGCCTGCGGCGTCGACATGCACGTAGTGCGCGTAATATGTCGTCGAGGCGGACAGGCCCGTAAAATTCACGGCCTTGGCACCGGCGCTGCTGATCGCTTGCGTCAAGCTGGACGCCTTGATTGTGGCAGCCGTCTCAGTGCTGTTGGTCGTTGCCAGGGCGTACAGCGTGCCGTTTCCTTCGTTCGTCGTTACCGAGCCACTACCTGTTGTGGTGCCCGTAGATGATGCGGATGGGCTGCTCAGTACCGGGGCCGTCGTATCGGCACCGGCCGACGTCGATCCCTCCTGGCTGCACGCGACCCAATAGTCGTAACCGTCGTACGAGAACTCGAACGTGTTGATCGCATTCGTGACGTTGTTATACGGCGCGGTGCCGCTGATGGTCTTGAATGCCGACGTGTCAGGGGCATTCGCCGTCACGCCATCGGCCTTGAGACGCACCGTGGCGATCGCGCCTTTCACTGCGCCAGCTGCGGGCGTGAACGTGTACTTAGCGGCGACGGTCTGCTGCGCCATCCAGGTGATACCTACCTGATCGAGCGGAACGGACTGCGAGAACGGCACATCGCGATCAAACGCCATCCGAGCCAAATCGGCTGCAAGAACGTCGTTCGTCACGATCAGGCCTTGCCCGTTGAAGGTCACTGCGGCGCCGGCGTTCGAACTGCCCTTTCGCTGCGTTTGATCGATCTGCGTGGAGCTGGTGATGGTGTAGTAGGCTGCCTCCCAGTTGCCCGCGTTGTCGGTGACAACGAATGCGATGTTCGTGTCGCCGACCTTGATTGCGTTGGGCTGGCCAGCATCCTCCGAAATCGCCTGCGCGAGCGTGCGGCCACCGGTGACAGCGGCACCGAGCACGAGCGACACAGCACTTGTGCCGGTCGAAACGACTTTCAGTCGGTCTGCTTTCTTCATGGTGCGGTATCACCCGTAACGCGGAAGTTTGCGGTGTCGTTGGTAGCGCCCGTGCCGGCCTGGATGGTGCGGCGCAGCCAAACAGCGCGGCTTTGGCCTGCCGGGATGTCGCCAAGGGCCACGCCAGCGCCTTGGGTGGCAGCAGCGGCGAAGGTGACGCCACTCGGCGCCGTGTTTTCGTCTGCGACTGCCGGCTCCGTACCGTTCAGGGCGGACGTGCCAACGCCAACGTCAAAGGTCGTCGAGGCGCTTGGCGTGTTTGCCTGGATCCAGAAGACAGGGCCGACGAGCGTCAGGCTGCCGTGCGCGTTGTGTACGTAGACGCAGCGATACTCGGTGTCGCCGGCCACTGCCTCGGCCGACGAGACGTCGTCGAAGATCGATGCGCCCACGGCGGTCGTCGATTTCGCACCGCCCAGCGATGCTGCAGGCGACGTGTTACCGGCACCGCCGGACAGCCGGTATTGAATGTCGGTCGAGGCAATGGCCATTCTGTTCTTTCATTGTTCAGCGAGCCGGCTGGCGATAAACGTCAGCAGCTCGTCGTCGGACTTGCCGACTATGTCTTCAGGGAAGATCGCCAGTGATCCGCCTCGCGTCTTGCGGCGGATGACGACAAGGAACACGCGCGGATCCGCAGCCTGGGCCCGCACGTCGGCGAGCAAGGCTGCGGACTCGGGGCTCATGGATTACTTGGCCAGCGACTCGGCGTAAGCGACCGCTGCCGGATCAGCATCGAGGGCGCCCGGCTGGACCTTGACCTCGGCTGCGTCGACTTCGACGACGTCGTTCGGTTTGCCGTAAGCGCTCTCCACGAGGACGCGCGCTTTGACTTTCTTGGGTTCTGCCATGTTCTATCTCCTGGGATGGCAGCCGGCGCCGTGCCGGCCGCCGTTACGATCAGGTTGCGCTGTTCTGGTAGGTCTTGACGGCTGCCGGCTCCAGCAGGTTGCCGCCCGAGCGGGTCCAGCCGCAGAACCCGGCTTGGCCTTTCAGAGCGAACGGCGAGTCATCGAAGCGGCGCATGATCGTGCTGTTCTTGACGTCCCGGATCGTGTATTGCGACAAGTCGCCGAATGCGATCGACTTCGCGTTGGCGGCCATCGCCGGCACGTCGTCGTTGATTGCCACCGAGTGGCCATTCAGCATGTCCGGCGCGCCTTCGGTGATCGCCGGGATCCAGATCGGGCGGCCAACCGTATCCTTGATCTTCGAAACCGCGGCGACCGAGGTGTCGTTCATCATGTACTTGGCGCCCTTGCGATAGGCCCGGTTCACCGAGTGCTTCAGGTCGACCAGATCGTCGTACGTGATGGTCAGGGTTTGACCGGTTGCGCCTGCCTTGCCTACGCCGGCAACCGTCAGCAGGCCCAGCGGCTGGCCCGTGCCAGTGCCGGTGGTGAAGTGGCGGTTCTGGATGCGGGCGATGCGGACGGCTAGGCGGTTCACGACAAATGCGACGACGTCCACCGCGCTGTCCATGATCAGCTGCAGCGGCAGGGCCACGGCCTTGGACGAGTAGTTGAACACCGGCAGGCCCACCGTACCGAACGTCACGTCCAGCACGTTCGTCTGGGTATTCTCGGCGACGATCTCGCCTTCTTCGCCGGTGCCATCGGAGGTCGGCCAGTTCATCTGGTCGCCGGTATTCGTCGGCATAATGGTCGCGACTTCGCGCATGCCGCCGTATGCCTTGAGCCGATCGATCACCATCGAAGCCACCTCAGCGGGCACGGTGAATCCGCCTTCGCTGCCGGTGGTAGTCGACATCGCATTGCGCACCTGCGCGGCCTGCTCTGCCGTCAGGTTCATGCCATTGCGCAGGTACAGCGCGCATGCGACCAGCGTGGTGACTTCGACGCCGTCTTCCGGCTTCTTCGACTGTGTGTTTTGGAAGAACTTGTCCGCCTCGAGCTCACGCATGCGCTCGAGATTGGTGATCTGCTGGCGTGCAGCGTTGATCTCGTTGGTGAAGCCGTCGAACTTGGCTTGGTCTTCGGGGGTCCAGATCTGGTCGCCCTTTTCGGCGAGCAGGTGATTTGCTTGTTGCGCGAAGTTGGCAATCTTCTCGCGCAAGGCTTGGATGGTAACGGCCATGTGATTCCTTCAAAAAGAAAAGGGAGCCACTTGGGCTCCCTGATGACGAGGTGATCCGACCCCGGGCGGCGCGCGCGAGAAGCGCTACGAAGCTAAAAGCAGCGACAGACGATTTGCGTTTGCCTGGGTCATGCACGGGCCGATCGGCTCCTGCACGTCAGGCTCTTCTGGCTCGGGCAGCTGGGGCGTCGACTTCGCGGCCGGCACGCTAGGAGCGGCGATATTCGCCGGCGCCTTCGAGAACGCGGACAAGTTCCAGACGTTACTGGCCTTGGCTTTGTCGGCCGGCGCCTGCGCGAGACGGTCGACGAAGCCGTTTTCAAGAGCTTCAGCCGCGGTGAACCACGTCTCGGCATCCATCCAGGCGACGATGTCGGCCTCCGGCTTGCCGGTCTTTGCGACGTAATCGGCGATGATCGAACCCTCAACCTTCTGCAGGAGGTCGGCCGTCTCGCGCAAGTCGCTCTTGTCGCCCCAGGCGACGCAGCTGGCGTTGTGGATCATGAAAAAGGCCCCGTCCGACATCTCGACCTCATTGCAAGCCAGCGCGATGCCCGTTGCGGCGCTCGCGCAAAGACTGTCGATGTGCGCGATCGTCTTGCCCTGGAACCGCGACAGCGCGGCCATGATGGCGCGGCCTTCAAACACATCCCCGCCAGGACTGTTGATGTAGACATGCAGAACCTCGGCGTCGCCGGCCTGCGTGACCGCATCGATCACCTGAACCGCACTCACGCCCCAGTATGGATCGATCACATCGTAGATGTAGAGCGACGCCTCGGCCGCGTTGCGCACGACGTTGACCGGACGCTTCTCGCGGCCGGCGTTGTCACGGTACAGCTGGAGGATCTTTTTCATTGGGTGATTTGCTTCCGGGTTGGGATTGGTCGCGCGGCGCGCGATATATTTCGTCGCCGCCAGGGACCGGCGGCAGGCGGCGCGCTCGACGTACTTCGTTCAGCGTCTTCCAGCCATCGCCGGTGCCGGGTCCACCTAATGCAGCACGATCAGCCTTCGACTGCGCGTCAATGTCGCCCTCGTAAAGCGCCTCGCGCTGGAACTCCAGAAAGCGGCCGTTGTTGCGCGGGTAAAGCTTGCGATTCAGCTCTTGCTCGATCTTGCGAAGCCAGGGGTTGAGCGTGTACTGGACGAAAGCGCGGCCGATCGATTCCAGACCAGTGCCCCAACTGGTGGAGCCGGTCGATTCGTTGATCATGAAGCCGGGCACGCCGAATGCGCGGGCAATGTCCATAACCTGGAACTTGCGGGCCTCGAGCAATTGCGCGTCTTCCGCCGATAGGCTCAGCTCTTTGGCTGAGACACCCTCAGTCAGCACCAACGGCAGACGGTGAGCATTGGCCAGTCCAGCATAGCGACTCGCGAACACTGCCTGCATGGCCCTCACCTGCCCCTCGTCCATCTTCTTATCGGAGGTAAGGATGATCGACGGGTGCGCGCCGCCCTCGAAGAACTTACCACTGTACTCATCCATCGCCAGCGCGTTGCCGATTGCGGCGCGAGCACCAAACTGGATGACTGACATCGACCGCATAGTCGAATCGTCGAAGCCCAAGCCCGGGAAGTGCAGAATGTCGGAGGGCTCAACCCAGGTGCAAATACCGTGGGCAGGAGAGTTCACGTAGTAGCGAACACCCTCACCAGGTGTGCGAATCGGTGATACGCACCCCCACGGCAGTGGCAGGATCTCGCGCAGCGAGCCATTCACGCGCCAGCGCAGCAGGCCGAACGCATCGCCGCGCAGCAGCTGCGCCATGCTGACGCCCTCCCACATCGACGCTGCGGTGTACTGCGGACTGGGCTGCTCATTCAACAGATACCAAGTTTCGCTGCGCGGCAGCATGGCCGGAATGGCGCCGCCATCGAGCGAGAATTCGTTGACCGGCATGCTGACCATCGCGCCGGCGATTTTTGCGACGCACGCCGCAGCTGCCGACACGCGCATGGCCGAGGTCGCCGAAACAGTCGTACCGGACGACGACACCCCGAACGCCTCCATCACTTCGGGAGAGTATTGCGTCTGATTGAAGACTTCCGCCCCCTCGCGACGCGCGGGCTCCTGCCGCCAGTGCTGGGTGGCGGCCAGCGCATCGAATAGTTCCATGTGACTCCTTACAGGACGACGAAGCCCTGGGTAATTTCGCCGGACGACGCGACGGGATTAAGGGACATGAGATAGACCGCGTTCAGCATCGCCATCAGCGGATCGATCTTCCCGGTGCCCGAGGCTTGTTTCGTGATCAGCACAGCATTCGCGCTCGGCACGATCTTGGCATTGCTGACGCACCAAGCCATTAGCGGCTGCCCCCCATGCACCAACACGCCCTCGGCTAGCTTGCGTTCGGCAGTCTTGATCGGGCTAGTCAGTTTCCAGCCCTGCGTGATACCGATGATCTTGTCCGGCGGTACGCCCCCCATCTCGAGCGCATCGAGAATGGCGCCGATTCCCTGAGGATCCAGGCCAAGCTTGTCCAGCACGCCGGCCTCGTAGACCATGGCGACGTTGGCCGCGAACTGGTCGATGTCCTGGCCGATGTGCTCGACCAGCGTCAAGTGACCGTCGCGCGCGAAGTCCTGCAACCGCGGTGCGATTTCCTTCCGGCGCTCCAGCACGGAGGGGTGTGCCCAGGCATGCCCCCAGCCCAGCCAGCGCCGCGTTTCCTTGCAGCGGCCAATTGCGTACTGCCCCAGCAAGTCATCGAGGCCACCCCCGTCGCCGCCCATCGTGACCACTTCGGATCGCTCGATCAGGTCGGCCAACGAAAATGTACGCTCGAGAACGCCCTGCTTGCTCCAGAAATCGGCGCCAGCCCAGCGATCGGAGCGAAGGTTCATGCCGATCTCGACGTTCGCGTGCTTCGCCATGAAGCCGCGGAACGATTCGGGACCAGCCTGCTCCGCCTTCGTGAATTCGCGCTCAAGGAACGCGCGGTCGACCGAAAACCCGATATTCGGGTTGACCATCGCCATGTTTTCGAGCAGTAGGCACTCCCCCGACGCCACCATTTCCGGCGGATGCTCAAAGATGATCGGCACAAACGACGGGTCAACAATCTCACCGTCACGCACCTTACGGGCGTATTCGAGCTTCTGCTTGAAAACCCCTGCCGGCGGCTCGTCAGACTGAGTTGTCAGCCAAATAACGAAACCTTCGGGCCGCGATGCCAAGCCGCCAAGCGCCTCGCGAAACATGTTCTCGGCGCTCGACATCTTGCCGAACAGGTGCAACTCGTCTACCAGGGTGCCGACTGACTTCTTGCCGCCCACCGTGTTTTGGTCGGCAGCCAACACCTTGAGGATTGAGTTGCTTTCGCGGTGCGTAATCTTTTTTTCGTGGGACTGCACGTGCATTAGCGCATCGAGCTCGTCGTCCTTCTGCACCATGTCACGCGCCGGTGTGTATGCATTGTTGGCCACCTCGACCGTTGGGGCCAGCACGGAGAACTCAGCCGACTGGCGCCAGTTCAGAATCAATGCCGTCAGCATGATTCCAGCAGCAACCGTCGACTTCGAGTTCTTTTTTGGTAGGAGCACAAAAAATTCAACGATCAGGCGCCGGCCGCTGTCCGCATCGTAGGCGCCGAAGATGCATCGCACCAAGTCAAACACCCATTCGGCGCAGGATTCGCCAAAGGTCGGGCTGCCCGGCGCGTCAACGATCTTGAGTTCCTTGAAGATTGCAAGCGCCTGCTCAGCCTGCTCGGGGAAGATCGGAGGCGGAATGATTGTCTCGCCCGCTAGCAGGCGAGCCGCCCAGTCAGGGCAGGCAGTTGTCCAGTCCGGCATTTAAACCTTCTTCCCGCCTGCGGCGACAAGCTTTGGAGGCGCGGCCGCGGCAAATTTTCCGGCCCCCACTTTCTTGGCCGCATCCTGCTTCTGGTCCTTTTTGCCGCCCTCGCCCAGCCTTTGATGTTTAAACGGCAGCATGGCCTTGGCTGCATCGATCCGATACCGAAGGTCCGCCGCCGGCTCGTTCATGATCGTAGTGAGGAACTCGATCGGATCAGCAGTTGCCGGAATATCAATTGGGTCATCATCAGACCGGGGCGATGTCGATGCGGATCTCGCCGGCGCCGCCGCGCGTTCGGAGGCGGCCGCGCGGTGCTTTTCGAGGTAGGCTTTAACATCCGGGTCTTTAACATTTCTCGACCCGGCAGCCGATGCGGTTTTTTCACTGAAACCGGCGCGAATCGCCGCTTCCTTATTCGAGAACCCGGCCAAAACGGCATCGGCGAAGGCTCGCTTTTTGCCTGTTAAAGCCATTAACAAAATCCTCCATGGGGAATTTTTTCTGCGAATGAGAGACTATGCGGTGTCGGAGGCCAAAAGACCCTAGACTTTGACCCCGCCCCTCCCCTTCAGGCGGTCAGCCGCCGCGCGCCCGCTCCCGGGCCTCGCGCGCGGATTTCGCATCGTGGCAGGGCTGACAGAGAAGCTCCTTGTTCACGTCGTCGTCCGTGCCGCCCTTCCACAGCGGCTCGATGTGGTCGACCGCAGCGCCGACGCTCACGCGGTCATGGCGCAGGCACTCTTGGCACAGTCCGTTGTCGCGCTTGCGGATGCGATCACGATCCTGGACGCCGGCCCAGCCGCGCTTGCGCTGAACCGTGTCAGGCCGAACAGGACTGAGCACAGCAATGCGTCCGCCAGCGGTCTGCAGTCGCGGCTTTAGCGTGGTGAGTTTCATATTTTCAGTTGTGCAACATGACGCGCCGCAGTAACATATTGCGGCGCCCATCCCAGCCGGCGACAGCACCAGGCCGAAGCTTCACGGGAAGCGGATCATGGATCTTCCTCGATGCGCAGTCATCATTGAAGCAAAGCGATCAGCGAAGTTACCCCGAGGATCCTGGGCTTCCCGGATTGGGATGTGGCGCCCTTAGACCTATCCCGCCCTTAGTCGATCCCGCCGTGCGAGATACCGTAGAACTCCGCGATCTCATCCGCGCTGTACGTGCGCCGGATGCACGGCGGCAAGCGCGAGGTGCGATGCATGTACTCGCGGTGCGATTGCTCTTTACGTTCGCGCAGCCAGACATCGAAGCCCATCGACTCAGCGGGATGCGCCTCAGACGCGGCGACGTGCGTCACCGTGCATTGATGATCAAGCACCAATGCCTTTACTCCAGCAGGGATCAGCGGCGTAACGGTGCGCGCGATATGCGTGCGCTGCTCACGCGTCAAGGGGCGCGGAAACTGAAATACGAGCGTGTCGCCTGCCTTCGCCTGCAGTACCGAGATGCGCATTTCAATGTCCGTCATCGCGCACTCCAGATGTCATGCACTTCGCCCAAGTCCGGATAGCGAGTAGCCGGCGACTCGAAAGCGCGGCGGCGCGTCGCCGAGAGGAACTCGCGCAGCATCCCGCGCACGTTCTCTGGCAGACTGCGCGCCAACTCGACGAACGTCATGCCGGCGGCGCCATAGCCCTTCGCTCGCAAGATGCTCTTAGCGTCCTCGCAGTCGACGAGGTGTGCGGCGATGCGGTTGAGGCGCGCAGGGTCAGCAACCTTTGCTTCGTGTGCGTGAGCGCCCAGCACTGCGCGCAGGATCTCGGCGCGGTAGACGTCGACCGGGCCTTTCATGCCGCACCTCGTACGATTGACGGGAATGTACCGAGACGCTCGACCAGGATCTCGCCAGGCTGCAGCGTGGGGCGCATGCGCGAGATCGTCGGGCGGCCAGTGTGGTCACGGGCGAGTATCTCAACTTCGCCCACTCGGCGCACCACATCGCCGCCGATCTGGACCCTCATCATCACAGGCTCGGGCTGACGCATGGTGCACCTCAAATAAAAAAGCCGCGAGCGCATTGCTGCGGCGGGCGGCGAAGTCCAGGAACGAGAGAGAACCTAGAGGAGACAACTGGAGCGGGCGGTCGGGCTCGAACCGACGCCATCGAACTTGGAAGGATCGCGCTCTGCCAACTGAGCTACGCCCGCGAAAAAGGAATATGACGACTGGGTACGCCCCAGTCAGGCGCCGACGCTCGCATAAGGCAGCGTTGCCGTATTCAACAAGTCGAGTTGGGATCAGCGGGGCCGGGCCGCTGTGCGTCGGATTGCTCTGCCCCAGATCTATCTGACAAGTGGGCGAGAAAAAGAAAAAGCCGGGGTGGAGCCCGGCCTTAGGAACAACTTCAGCGTAACCATGGAAGAAACACTATCTACACTCTTTACGGACGAGCGAAAGCCACTCTTGAGGGCTTGCACTGCATCTGTTCCTCGGGACGGTGTCAGTACAAACTGACTAGTACGGCACCGAGAAAGAATGTGTTGGGGACTTAATGATACCGCCGAGTCTGGGCGTTTACAACTAGCGCCAGAACTTTTTTGTTGCGCCTACTCCTCCCTGCGCAACTTTGCTCCGGCGGCGCCCGCGTGTGTCTGCTCCAGGGCAGCTAACTCGGCAACCATATCCCCGACCAGCTTAAGCTCGTACGAGCTGATTCCGAGTTCAGCCGCACTGCCAAGTGAAGCCTTGCGTGTTCCGGAGCAAGCTTTGCACGCGCACAGGATCGGCTTTGCGCCGGTCGAGCCGATACCGTTGCACGTCTTGCATATGTCGTCCAGATAATGCGCCAACGAGTGCTCGGCAATGCGCCTGAACATTTCCGGCGCCAGGTGCCCGATCTTCGGCCAGTCGGCGGGCTTGATCCAATGACGATCGCGCCCCTTCTTATCGACGATCTCGCACCAAGCTAGGCACAGTGTCCGGAAGGCTGCAGCGTCGCTTCCGGCCATCGCGCACGTCGCAGCGTTGGCATCCAAGGCCTGCCGGCAATCTGCTTGGCGGCGATCATCCTTTTTCCGTACTGCTTCGGCCAGCTCCTTCTCGACCCTCGCGCGCGCGGCGATCGCGTGAGCGAGCTTCTGAATCACCGTGCCCGCGTACTTTACACGGTGGAGCAGCGCGCCGATGTGACGCGCGGACCGATCCGCTAGGGCGGCCGCCTGGAGCGGCTCAGTCTTGTGGTGGAGCTCGTCGTCGAGCAGGTTTGACGCGGCGAGTGCGCCCATGTACTTGTCTGCGAATGCCATAGCACTTCCCATCTGCAATGATGAGCCAGCTTAGCACTCAGCCATAATCCTGCAGTCTGTTCCGACATTTTCCAAATCGCAAGGCGCAGCAGACGAAAAAAAGCCCTCAACGAGTGAGGGCCGAAGTAGCAAATTTGGTTGAACAGAAAGGATGGCTTGTTATCTGTATAGCGCGAATTATACTTCCGGGCCCGACTCCTCGGATGCCTCGCCAGCGCCCGGTATTGGCTGCACTACCAACTGATACCCGAGCGCCTTAAGCACCCGAAGTATCGTCTCCATCCGCGGCTGACTGCCAGGCCGCAGCGCTTTGTAGATCGCCTCGCGCGCCAGGCCAGACTTAGCTGCAACCACGGGCATACCCGTCGCGCGCGCGGCATCACTGAGCGCCGATGCGATCATGGCCGGATCGCCTTCCGTAAAGAATTCGCTAAGGTACGCCGCTACAACCTCAGGCGAATCTAAGTGCGCAGCGATGTCAAAAACTGGATATGGTTCGATTTTCGAACCACTCAGATCGACAGCAGCCGCATCATCATCAATGGTTGTCATGGCTTCCCTTTGCATTTTTCTATCGTTACTTCAAAGTGCCGGGGATCGCTCCCCGGCTTCTGCTACCGCCCGATCTCCCGGGCCAACTTCTTGGCAGCTTCGATGTCTTGTTGCTGCCCGTTCTTCGATCCGCCGGTCAGGAGCATCACGATTTCGTTACCGACCTTTGTGTAGTAGATTCTCCAACCCGGTCCGTAATCTATCTTCAACTCCATCACCCCTTCGCCTACTGATTTTGCTTTCCCGGGGTTTCCAGCTGCCAGCCTCTTGATGCTTGCGAGGAGCTTGGCTTTTGTTACTGCATCCTTTACTTCAGCGAAGAACTCCTGAAACTTCGGATGCTGCCTTATTTCCATCTGCCTCCTTTCTGTTCAACCTGGCTTTGCTGAACCAGTGAAGCTATTGTAATCGACTGATTACAGATAGTCAAGCGTGTTGTAATCGTTTTATTACTCCAGCCGCGGGCTCGCTCGGATACAATATTTTTTCCATAACGCAAACAACTCCACAATGTCATCACGCGACGGAAGAATATGGGCCTATGCTGCGGTCACTGCATTCACGACCATTGCTGTACTTTGCATAGTCATGATCATTGCCCAGCTGCCGGCCTGGGAAGACAAAAAGCCTGAATGGATAGGCGCCCTTGGAACAATTGCAGCATTTGCCGGCACCATTTGGATTGCCACCAGTGAGCGGCGGAAGGAACGTCGGACAGAGCTCAACCTAGCAACAGTGGCTGCCGCCGAGCTATTTGATCGGCTTAAGACGTATCATGGGATGCTTGAGGGAACTTCGGAAAAAATTGGGAGTGCCGGCGAAATACCAGAACTTCGACTGCTTGAATGCCGTCATTGGTTCGAAAATACTGCACTCTGGACACGAGACGAGATTCTACCGTTTGCGGTGTTGCCTGATCACGTCGCGCCGCGGTTGCAGCGCATTGCCGCCCGCCACGCCCGAATGGGCGAATGGTTAGGCGAACTCTATACCGCTAAAAGGGTGAAGTTCATCACGCATCGACAAGATACTCTCCGCCGTGAGCTTGCGAAATCAATCGACGACGTCAATCGATGCCTCGAGCAGCTTAGAAAGCTTTTGAGCCCGCTATATGATTCAGCGGACTACTTTCGCTAGGTCGCCTACGCGACCTGATCCGCCGCAGCTATCGCAGTGATTGCTACACCCAACGCCGGCCAGGCATGACTCGACACGCCGAACAGCGGGCCAGGCTGCGCCTTGGTGCCGATCTGCGGCGTCTTGCCGCCGCCGGCTCGAGGAAACATATCTAGCAGCGCCTGCCGAACATTGGCGTCCTTTGCCTTCGGCGTTCCGCACAGATAAAGCTTGACGTCCTTTCGATACACAAGCTCTACTTCGCCCGGGGCGCGCCAAGCCTGCTGGAAGCGACCAATCCATACACACGTCTCGAACACCTCGCGCCCGACGGCCATACCGTAAGACGCAATCATTTCAATGGCGAGGCGCTCAACTGGCGAATGCTTGACGGTCGTGAGCATTTCATCGTTTTCGGATACGCCGGATGCTGCCACGCGGCCCGCGTCGTAAATAACCCAGCCCGATTGAGTCGGGCCCGGGTCGATCGCTAGAATGCCGCTGTTCACTGACGAACCTCAATTGACGTCGCCACAGCGGCCGCCAGGCGGTGCAGGCGGGCATTGAACCAGCGCCGGATGCAGTACGAGCGCGCCACACTAATAACCGTGTAGATCAGGCCCATTAGGAAGTTCGCTCCTGGGTTGATGTGAAACCCGAACAGCGGGAAGATCAGAGGGTTGGCCAGGTAGTTAATTGAGAAGCCGATGCACGTGTTGATGACGGCTTCGATCAGGGATTCGAGTCGGCTTTGGGTCATTCGTCAAGCCCCGTGAACGTGATCGTGTAGTGAGTCGGGTTGCGGTCGGCGTAGCGATCGACGATGGCGGCGGCGCACGCGTTCAGGCTCGGGTAGAACGGCTTCGAGCGCGGCGGGCGGTCGTCGGTGAACTTCCCTTGGATCATTGCGTCGCGCAGCACAATCAGCGACGTGATCGCCTTCGTGATGTGCGACATTCCCGAATCGGGATCGATGTCTTCGCCCTCCCACCACGCCATCAGGTGGCGCATCGTGCCATCGTAGTACACCGAACCGCGCACGCCGACGGCCCTGTAATTATGGCGGCCATACTTGCACGTGCCCTCCAGCATGGCCACGCCAAGTTCCGCCAGGACGTTTGCCGGGACGGTCGACATCGGCGCCTTGCGCATGCCCACCATGTCTTTCGGGTTGCTCGGCTTCGCACCTTCGAGCGCGTGGTACGTAAGCATTTCGTGCGCGTCTTCCATGTTATCAATCCTCCTTCGAGCGATTGCCGAAGAGCGCCCGGCCAATCATCACCATTAAGGTCCAGCAGCCGGCGAACAGCCAGAAGCTAGGTGCCACCACGTTGCGCGGGCCGCTCGCGTACACCTGCGGCAAGACCCAGGCCCACAGCGACCATAGGCCCCACATGACTCCGAACCAGATCGCGATGGCAATCGCGAGAACACCGATAAACGCGACAAACTTTTCCATGACTTCCCTTTCATTTCGTTGTTGTTGTTGCCGCCCGGGCTGGCCAGGCGGCATGCTTTGGTCAGGCGGGAACTGCGAACGCCTCAATTCGCTCCCCGAGAATGGCGGAGTACAAAGTCATGGCGTGGAATTGTTGGCGCTGGCGCGACTGCTCCTCCGCATCCAAGCCGACGAAAGTCGTGGACCCAAAAAACGCACCAAGTTTCTTCCAGCGCCCATCAAGTTCGGCCTTCTCATCGACTACGCGCTGCTGGTGCGGCTGCAGACCGCTAGGCGTGCCGAAGGCTTCCATAGCCGCTTGTTTGCCGTCTTCGTACGCCTTGGCCATGCATAGGCGCTGCTTCAGCTCGTACCCCATCAGCGGCCAGATCTTCTGCACGGCGTTCTGGCGCGCGATGTTGCGGCCGATCTCGGCGTCGAAGTTCTCAGGGCTGGCGCACGCGCTCTCGCCGGTGACCGTGAAGCCGTTGCGCAGGACCAACACGCAGAACGTCAGCAGGCGCAGCGCGGGCGGCTGTGGGTGCGCCACCTCGCCGGTCTGGTCCGCCGTTGCCATCGCCGCGCCTTGCTCAGCCGTGAAGTAGTGCTCGCTGGCGATGTTCGCCTCGATGTTCGCCGGCGTGATGCGCGGCGCGGTCTTGCCCTTGGCCTGGATTTCCCGCTCGATTTCTTGGTCGTTCATGTCTGCCTTTCAGGTTGTTGTCGATGCCGGAATTCCGGCTTCGGTTGAGGTTTGCGTCTTCTCTTTCTTCGCCAACTGCTTGTCTATCCACTCCTGCCGGACCACGAAATCCGGCGCCCTGAAGAATCGACGGCAGGGCTTGGTCTGCCATGGAACGAACGGATTTGTTAGCGGCTGGGCGTTGTCGTACCCCATGCATCGCCCGAGCCCTACTCGCGCATGGTCCGGGTACTCCTTCATCTTGAAGTGCTTGCAGCGGGCGCAGCAGTCAGCGGCAATGACAGTCATGCGGCCCTTCCTCGCGGCGCGATCTGGCCGATTTCTTTCATCATCTGGACGAGCCCCTCCGGCTTTCCTGCTCGTCGCACCGGTTCGACTGCCTGCGCCAGGTCAGCGAGCGACGTTGGGCCGGCCTGCGGTCGAATCATCGAGATGGGCGCCGGCGGCTTCCCGCCGTTGTCGATCGCCGCACGAATGCGAGCCTCCCAGTTTGCTGACGACTCGCCGCTATGCGCTGGGCCCACGCCGACCTCCATCGCCTTCGCAAGCTTCGCTTCGTCGGACAGCCACCACGCGGCATTCGCCTTCCTGGGATCCTCGGCCGTGTCCTTCTGGATCGTGAGCCGGTCCCAGTGCTCGCGCAGGTTCTTCGGCGAGAGGATGTTCCCGCGCCAGAAGTCGCTCTTGTGAGCCCACAGGAATAGCTCGCAGACCTCCTTGTGCGTGCGGTCGTCCCGCTCGCGCATCAGGCGCACTTCGTTGGTCCACGTCGTGAAGTTCGGCTCTTTGGCTTTTGGCGCCGTCACCTGCAGTACCTTGAACAGCCATCGCGCGCACTTCTCGTCATCCGGATTGACCGGTGCCTTTTCGCGCTTTGCTCGCTTCTTAACTCCGTTTAATGTGACGATCATCACAGGATCAAGCAATTGAAGCAGGATTTCCGACTTCACCGTGACCTCTGGCGCCGACCGCGCTTGCTCCAGCAGTGCGTTAAGGATCGAGGCGTCACACATGGCTACCCTCCTCGCGCTGCTTCAGCTGCCACTTCGCCCACTCACCGGCGACCCATGTAACGCCCTTAGGTGTAAAGCGCGCCGAGTTGAACGCATGGCCGCTGTTCTGCGCCGTCCCTGCCTTCACGCAGAAGCGGCCGGCGTCGATGTGTTGGGCGTGCGGCGTCAGTTCGCCGTTCAGCCGGTACAGGATCTTCTGCTCGATGAGGAACTCACGGAACAGGTTCTCGTTTGCGCCCAACAGCTTGGCGACCTGGCGAAAGCCCTTCGTGCCCGTCGAATCGGCGTATCGCTGGACGAACTCCACTGCCGGCTTTGCCGCCTCAACCTGCTCGGCAAGCGCGAGACGCTCACGCTCGGACTCCATGGCCATCTCAAGAATCTGGAGCCTAGACAGTTCGGCAGGGGTTTGCGCACGCTTTTCGAGTTCGATCCATCGATCGACGACACGGCCTGTGAACTCTGGCGACAGGCGCGCAACCAGGATGAGCGAGTCGCGCTTGTTCAGCAGGAACTCCGTAAACTCACGTCCGCCAGCTAAGTCATTGATTACACGGCATTCCTCAATCTGAGGAGTCACACCAGTAGCCTTCAGGTCGCGACACGCACGCATCACGTTGTCGTGACGCTTATTCGTCATCTCGGCGATCTCGCGGCTCGACATCGTTGCCTCGCCGGCGCCGATGGTTTGCAAATTCAGCATGCTTCCCATGATTTCCTCCGAATTCACAGCCCAAGGGCTGCGAAGATTCCTTGTTTTTTCTTGGTGTGCTTCTCGACTGCGTATCGGGCGCGGCGCTTCACGTTGCGCGCGTGGCGATACTCCGGATCCTTCTGCAGCCGCGCGTGTCGCGCCCTCCTGCCCTCAACCGGCTTTTTCTTGTCCGGCTTTGTGCCCACGGCATACACCGGAGTCCAGTCGCCACCCAGGTTGCTCTGGTGGAGCTCGGACGGGTGCCGCCAGTCGACGATGTACAGCTGCCGACACTCCGGACGGCGCAACTCGGTCACATAGCGACCCGCAGCCTCCGTCACCAGATGCATACATTCGGCGAGCTCGGCCCGGGAGCGCGGCTTCTCGACCAGAAGCTCCAGGACCTGCTGGCGGCGCTGGGCAGCGCTGACCTTCGGCGCCGGGCGCGCAAGTGGGACGAATTCGACATCCGGCTTATCGCCGGCTGCGAAGATCGACGCCGCCCGACCATGTCGCGGCTCGTGCCCGCAAACGTACACGCGGCGGGGCGCCTGACGGAGATGCCGCAGGTAACCAGAGATAGCACCCCCCTTCAGGCCAAGGGCGGCGCAAAGCTGATGCATCGTCTTGGCGCCCGCCTCAAGACTTTCCACGATTCGCCGCTCCTGACTCTGGGCGAGCGGGCCCGTGTAGTAACTTTGGGTAACCATCACGCAGCCTCCTTACGGATCTCCCGCATCACGCTCGTGCTATTGATGCGGTGGCGAACGCGCCGCGCGACCTCAATCGCTGCGTGGTCGACGTCGATCGAACGCGAGTTCACCAGCTGCGCGTCATGGCAGTCCAGTGCGTGATTGATGGCGGTAAGCTCGGGACCAGTGCATACGAAACGGTCATTGGTGACCACGGCGCGCTTACCGATGGCAAGCAACGCGTCGCGAGCGGCGATGGTCGTCTGGCGGAACTCGTCGCCGATTCCCATCTCACACATGACGTTTGCAACGTTGACGGGGCCGACGATGCGGTTCCACTGCTCACGGGTGCCGCGGCCCTGCGCCAGGTCAACCATTGCGAAGTGGTTGAGGGTCTGGATTTCCTGCAGCTTTTTGCGATGGGTGTCGCTCATGCCACCGAAGATCGAAAGCACGTTGTTCGTGACGCCCTTGGGGCGGTATTTCTTGTTGCGCGGCTTTTTCATACCGCCTCCATAAATTTTTCGTGGTCGTCACAGTTAAGCAAGGACGCCTCCGTAATCCCGAGCATCGCAATGCACTCCACCAGCAGATCCATCTGGGCGCCGTATCGCGTCTGGAACGTCGCCTTACGGCCATGGATGCTGATGCGCCCGCGCGGGTCGCTGTCGTCCTGCTGGTGGTGCGGCGCGCATAGGGGAATCGTCAGGAAGTGCGCCCCCGGCTTCGTACGCCCATCCAGGTGGTGCAAACTGATGTCGTGGTTCGTCCAGCCGTCCTTAAGGCAGGCGATGCAAGGCAGTGCGCCCATGCGATCCATGAAGCGCGCTTCCTCCGCAGTCGGTACCCTGCCCTTCATGCCGCGGGACTTCATCGGCTTGGGCAGCTTCGTCGGCTTCGGTTCCCGGTTTCGCGGGAACGCTGCTTTAGCCTGTACGGCAGCGACGCGCAGCAGACCGGCGCCGGCGGATGGCGTCTTGAAGCCGCTGCCGCGTGACATCGGCGTCCTGCGCTGCAGCGGCTTGCCCGGTTTTAGGGACGTTCTGCTCATCATGCTAGGATGTCCTTTTGACACTGGAGCAGCCATGAAGAAACCACCTCTGAACGAAGAGCAGTACATCGCAAAGCTGAACGAGGTCTTGCAGCAGCACCCTGACTACGGCCCTGGCATGGCCTTCATGCCGTACCCGGAGTGGGCTAGAGGCGCGGACATCAAAGGCATCGCAATCACTGGGTTCGGCTGGAACCGCGCGTACATGGAAACCAGCAACCGGGTCCAAAGCGAATTCGAGATAGCCGCTACCCAAGGTGGATTTCAGACGCAAGTGCGGTAATTTGCCCGTCATGGCGTCACCCGCTTGAACTCGACCACCCACACCCACGGGTTAGCGTCCCAGCTGCCGGCGCCGTTGATGCTCTCCCATAGCATGCGATACGCGAGCGATGGGCGGACCGAGAAAATGTCGCACTTGAAGTGCTCGGCCACCTTTCGAACGATAGATGGATCGGGCCAAGCACCCTCGGCTTTTGCGTCGTCCTCGCTGATGTCCTGCAGCCGCTCGACACGCACCGACACGATCTCCAGTAAGATGCGGCTGGCCCAGCGCGGCATGTGGATGCTCGGGCGCCAGCGCATGTCGGGCGCGGTCACATTGACCGGCTCGTCCTCGTCACCGTACATCTCGATGTCGTCCGCGCGGTAGATCGCCTGGCGCTCGTAGTTCCCGTCGCTTAACTCGGCCAAGTCGGCCCAGGTCTCGCGCACCCACAGACGGTCGCCTGGCTGGCCGTAGGGGCATAAAGTCTCTACGAAGCCGCCCCAGCCACCGTGCTTGTTCTGCATCGCCTGCTCGACGTGCACCATCGACTGAACTTCATTCGATGGCCACCAGTGCCCGGCCGGGCCTGGATAGTCGGCTGGCGTCGGCTCAGGCTGCGGCTTCATCACCCGCCGCGTCTGCGTCTTGCTGCCGTCGAGCAGCGCGCGCACCATCGCGCCATTGAAAAGGATTGGACGCTCTTTCATGCGTCACCTCCCGCCACGCTCTTGACGCTGAAGCCATCCGCGCGCTGCGACCAGTCCGGGATATCCAGGCGCGAGCCGCGGCTGTTGATCCGGTACTTCTTGCTCAGGCCCGAGCTTGCGAATACGTTGCGCTGCGGCGCCGGCGCGATCTGGCCTACGTACTCCTCTTCCGGTTTCTCGCTGTACCCGTCGTAGTAGTCGGTAGCCGCACAGCTGCAGGCGACCTTTCCGCGCTCGGTTTCGATAAGCCAGCCGCCACGGATAGCCGATTGCAGGGCTGCAGCGCGCTCGTTCTGGCTTTTACCGAACTTCACAGCCAGGAACAGTTCGGTGTCGGTGCAAGGACCGTTCTTGTACAGGTACTCGCCGGCGAGGTACGGGATCTCGCCCGGTTTCGGCGTGCGGATGTTTTGACGTTGGGTCATGCTGCCCTCCCGGCAATTTGACGTTCGTGCGCGAAGTTCGCGCGGATGAGTGCCTCGGACAGCGGTGGACACACGCTGTTGCCGCACATGCGGACCTGGGCCGACTTGGTCAGGGGGACGCGCGGCAGCGAGAGCGGATCGACGTTGACCTGTTGTCCGTCCACGAACAGCTTCGCTGGATCCGGAATTTCGTCGATGATGTAATCGGCCGGAAAGCCTTGGGCGCGATACAGCTCGTGTGGCGCCAGCATGCGCAGACCGATGTCGACGATCTCGTAGTCCTGGCCCTGGATCGTCACCAAGCCGAAGCGGTCGCGACTGGTAACTGTCGCCAGCGGCGAGTCTGGGCTCTGATCTTGATCCGTCCCGTAATACGCCAGAAGAAAGGCTCGCACCTCGGCATGGTGCTGGCCTTGGGCGCTAATGGTCCCAATCGGCTCATCAGTCGCTGCTGCGGTCGATGTGCCGCGCAGCTTGATCAGGTTGCTGGTGACGACGCCGAGAGCATGCGGCGCGCCGGCCGGATTTTCCTTGGGCCCTGCAGTGATCGTCGGCAGCGGTTCGGCCATGTCACTGCCGGTCGATCCTGTGCGAAACTTCGTCACGTGCGCGGTAACCAGACTGTGGTGATCGGTGCTGGTGACCGTGCCGATCGGCTCGTCCAGGTCCGAACCCACGACGCCAGTGTAGTGCTTCGCCAGGAACGCAACGGCCGCGGCGGTGTCGCCCTTGGCAGTGATCGTCGCCGTCGGCTCGTCGATTCCACGCGGACGACTATCGCCAGCACGTCCGCCGACACCAACCAAGGCGGCCGAGACCATGCTGAAGTGGCCACCCTTTACCTGCGCGCAGATCGTGCGCAGCGGCTCATCTGCCGGCATGACGCGCTGGTTGCTGGCGTTGGCGTGCTCGTTCAGGAATGCGGTCACCAGCGCAGCCTTGGCCGAACCCGCAACCACCGTGCCAAGTGGCTTCCCGATGTCGAGCGCGCGCGGCGCCTGCCCTTCGCGCTCCCCATAACCGACTTGGACCATCGTTGCGGTGGCCAGCGCCTTCTCACCGCGCTGCGCCCCGGTGATCGTCCGGAACGGCTGATGAACCGATTCGCTGCGATCGCCGCCTTGGTGGGTTACCGGAACGATGCTCGGCACCACTACCGCGCGATGGTTCTCGGTCGTCAGTGTTCCGAAAGGCTGGTTGGCGGGCACGGGCTTGCCCGAGTAGATCGGACCGCCGGCGCCGACGATGAACGGCTGCTCCGCATCTACCACGTAACGCATGATCCCTTTGGCGATGCGTCGGAGCGTGGCGTCTGCAAGCGGGCGCTTGCGGTCGAAAATGCTCGGGCATGGGAGCGACCAGTCGATGCACTCCGCCGCGGTACGGTGTGGCTGCAGCTTGCCGGCGCGGACGCCTGGCGAGTCCGGCGCGCCGTGAGTAGCCTCTGGCCAGGTGATCGGCAGTCCATCCCGGCGGGCCACCAGGAAGAAGCGCTTGCGGATCGTCGGCGTAGCGTGGTCGCTTGCGCGCAGTTCGCGATGGTCGACTTTGTACCCGTGGCCCTCCAGCTGGCGGACGAAGCTCTCGAACGTCTTCCCGCGCTTGGCAGGATCCGGCTTCCAGTCGCCGTTCTCGTCCTGCATCAGCGGGCCCCACGTCTTGAACTCCTCGACGTTTTCGAGCATGATCACACGCGGCTTGCACTTTGCCGCCCAGCGCAGCGTCACCCAGGCCAGGCCGCGAATCTTCTTCTCGACCGGCTTGCCGCCCTTCGCCTTACTGAAGTGCTTGCAGTCCGGCGACAGCCACACCAAGCCGACAGGCTGGTTGTTCGTGACTTCGATCGGATCGATATCCCATACGCTCTCGCACAGGTGCTTCGTGTACGGGTGGTTGATAGCGTGCATGGCCAGCGCTTCGGGATCGTGATTGATTGCGATGTCTACCGGGCGACCGAATGCCGCCTCCAGGCCGGTACTGGTACCGCCGCCGCCTGCGAAGTTGTCGATAATGAGTTCGCTGCCGAGGTCGAGCCCCATGGTCATGAGATCTCGCTTCATGCCCGGACCTCCTGGCGCGTGAATTTGTAGAAGTGCGCCATCAGGGGCTCGTGCGCGGGGATCTTGCGAACCGGCCGCACCTTGAACTCGACGTCGTCCTCCATGATGTGAAAGTGGCGCGCCGGATCCCTGGCGGCAATCGTCAATGCGCAGGCGCGCGGCTTGATCGGGCGGGCCTCCATCTGGCTATCCAAGGTTGCAAGGTAGGTTGCAACCTTCGCGGCGTCGCTCGTGAGCCGGCAAATCAGATGGCCATGCTCACCCGACGATTCGATGATGCCGCCCAGGTCGACCATGTACTTGCGCACGCCCGACGGGCCGATCGCGAGCAGGCCGCCGATCTCGTCGCGCGACAGCTCGCTTACCTGCAGCGCTGCGATCAGCTTGCGCACGCGCTCGATGCGCTCCGCAGTGCGGGATGGGGTGACGTGGCGGGAGCGGCTCATTGGATCGCTCCTTGTTGAGCGAGAGCATAGTCGCGGGCCTGGCGTGCGGCGACGGCATAGGTGAGCGCCGACGTGCGCTCCTGCGGAGTCTTGGATTCCCAGATTTCGCGTGCTGCAGTTACAGCGCCATCAATGGTGTCGGCATGCGCAATCGCGAATCCAGTATCTACGTGCGTGACCGAAAACTTTCCACGCGGGCTCGTGCCGATCGAGCGATGCACCGCAAACTGTTCGCCGCCATTAGAGATGACGACCTCATCGGCAATGACTTCCTCATCGCCCATATCCCCTGCAACCGTGATCCTCATGCTGCACCTCCACTCGCGAACATGTCGGGCACGCGGGGATCGCGCAGCGGCGCATTTGCGACCGCCGCTCCAACGTAGTCGGCTTCAGTGAGGACGTGACGGCCGACAGCCTGGGCCTGATAGACCACGTCGCCCGGGCGAAGCCAGTCGTTCTCGCGGATCAGGTCCGACAGCGACGTCGCGGAGTACTCCTGCCCCGTGACGGACCAGAACACGCCGCGGCCGACGTCCATTGCTGCGAGCACGACGCACGCATCGGACAGGCCGGCGAGGTCGACGTCCTTAACGGCGCTGACGAGCGCACAGACCCGGGCGTGATGCTCGGCGTCGATGCAGAGTGACGCGTCATCGTTCTCGTCCTGCAGGTAGTCGTCGGCGTAGGTCTTGGCTGCGAGCAGCAACTGGACTGCGAGATTCGACCAGTGGGCCGCGCGCGCTTCCATCTGGCGCGAGGACTGATCTTCACCGACGTGCGCCGCCGGCGTTGGATTTGCTGTTATCATTCTGGCTCCTAGAGATTTACCGCTTCACGAAGCCCGGTTGCCGCCGGGCTTTTTCATTTCTGCTTCTGCTGCTCCAGCAGTTCGTCGTACCGCTTCTTGCTCATCACGTGGCCGGGCTCGATCGGCGCCGGCTCTTGTTGCTCTTCCTGTCGTTCGCTCATGGACTCACCTGGTTGAAAAATCCGCCCCAGTACAACAACCCGCAAAAGATCAGTCTCGATACGAGCGTTGTCATGAATGAGTGATTGCCCGTGCGAGGCTTGCCGCTCTTCTCTGCCACTACCCCGAGGGCCAGGAAGGTCAGGGCTAGGTAGATAAGCGCCGGGGTGCTCATGAGGCGCCTTTCGTCGATTTCGTTTCTTGATCCATCCGTTCTCCTTATGTGATGCGGGTCAATTCCTGAGATTTCTGCCGCGGTATCGTGGTATCGGTGGGGAGCGGATTACGACCCGAGCTGACGAATCTGCGCCGCCGTCAGATCAAGGCGCTCGCTGATACGAACGATCAACGTGTTGCCCAGGCGTCCGTCGGCGCGGGCCCTGCAAATCACGCTCGCATCGACGCGCAACTCATCAGCCAGGTCGGAGTCGCTCTTGACCTGAAGCCTCGTGCGCAGCGTGTCCAGCAGCTTCTTTACGTTCGTCATCTCTTAGGCTCCCCGTTCTATTCGTATTGGTGGCGGCGCTCCCCGCCGCCTGGGTCTTCCCTACAGCGAAGCGCGTTTCTCCGACATGCCATTGAGGCGCTCGATCAGCTGCATCATTGGGCGGAAGGCCTTGAAGACCGCTGCGCGCACCTTCGCGACTTCGTGCAGTTCGACGCGACCGTCCTCGAGCGTCTTGTGCACTTCGTTGGCGACGTCGCCCAGGCGCTGCCAGATGCTCGTGACGTTTTCCAGCACACCCATGTCGGATGCCGGCTGGTCTTCGAGCTTGGTCAAGACAAAGCCATGTGCCTCCGCCAGGGCGTGCAGGACGGAGTAGTCTTCAGTCAGCGACATCACTCGCTCGATGTCGTCGATCGTCACGACGTTGGCGTCGTTGTTCGGGTTGGCCTTGTTCCGCAGGATCGTGGGCGACATGCCCAAGCGAGCAGCCAGAGCGACGCATCCGCCAGGTGCGGAGTGGACGGATTGGTGAAAGGCGTCTTTGGCGTTCATGCTCTGACCTCAAGAAAGAATGATGTTTTTGAAACTTGTTATTGAGAAAATGCTTGCATCGAAACTTCGCTAACCCGGGAACCCAACATGCCAAACGCCGCCTTTGTACTGATGAACTGCGATCTGGTCGCTGTGCCTCTGCAACTCGGTGCTGGCGTTGTTACGGTCTACTGCGGGGCGCGGCGGGCGGATCAACTGCTCGGAGACTCCGGCGCCAAGCCCACTTCTTCTGGCCTGGGGTCTGTAGCGCGGCGGTTTGGCGAGTCGCAAGCAGCGTTAGCGCAGCGTTCGGCATGCAACTCCTCGAGTCGGTCGCCGATGAATTTGGATGGTCTCGATCCGCGGGCTCCCGACAAATACGCAGCAATCGTCGATTGCCCGCACGGGACCAGATCGGCCAGCTCTTGCTGAGTAAGTCCGGACTTCAACAGGTCCGACGTGATTTTTTGCGTATCCATGGGCAAACAATATCACGTTCGTGTTTGGACCGTCAACACCAACGTGATTGTGTTATGTATTACATTCGTGATATGGATACATTGGCAAAACGACTCATCTGGGCCCGAGAACAGAAAGGGCTAACCCAAGCTTCACTTGCGAAGCTGAGCGGAGTCACGCAGAGCACTATCGGGAATTTGGAATCAGGCATCCGGGCGAGCGCGCGCCGGATCGTAGACATTGCTGCGGCCCTTGATGTCAATCCAGCCTGGCTGGCGAATGGTCAAGGCGAAGCAAAGGAAGTCGACTCAACCACAGTTGGAGTTGCTGAGCCTATAGCGGCGTATGGGAAAACGCTTGATGCACCGAGAAGCAAAGCGGTTGGCCGCGATGCCGACTATCTCGAGGACGCGTCCCTGCCCTCCGAAACCACTCTCGAACGGCTCAATGCGCGAGAGAAGATAATCCTTGAACTATACCGTCGAGCGAGCCACGAGGGCCAGTTGATGATCTACGGCGCCTGCAAAGCTGCGGCGGAATACAGCGACGCCACACTTATCGGACGTTCAGAGTAAGCGGAGCTTGACCGGCTCGGCCGGGATCGTACGCTTGAAGTTCTCGGACATTTCGATGAATACGGACTGCGCACTGCGCTTCATCGAGCGGAAATTCGACAACAGCCGGCGCTCCTGGCTCGTTAACTGAAACTCATCATTGTCATTTTCGGTCGCAATGACCAATGTCGGCATCGTCTCGTCTGGCATCTTCATTCCTTTGCAAGTCTACTGGCCACTTTATGACGTAGGATACATCCTACATCAACAGAACAGAGGGACTTTCACGGCCTATTTGTTCTGCATACTGTAACAAAGTCTTAGCCTAGCACTACAAACATAGCGGGCGGATCAATGTAACAATCGGTCTCTCGTCCAGCTTGTGCGAGAATAGTGCCATCGTTTGTATGGCACTCACAACATTTCTGTTCCGAAACGCGCAAGAATCGCGCGCATGAAAGAACAGCCGCCTAAGAAGCCCCCTATCAAGACCGCGATGCGTCTCCCCGCCGAACTGCACGCCGACCTCAAAGAAGCCGCCGATCGCGAGGATCACTCGATGAATGACGAAATCATCCTTCGCTGTACGGCCATGTCTGGCGGCGCTTCTCTTGCAACTCTCCTGGCCGAGATTCGAGGTCTTCGCGAGGAACACCGGCAACTCAGGGCCGACCAGAAGAAAACGCAGCAGATGGTCCAAACCATCATCGATGCCCTGGGCCCAACCCGAAAACGCTAGGCCCCTCATCTACTATTGTACGCCTGAAACACTGTATGTTCATACAGTATAGATTTGCTCGTTGAGCAAGGTCAAGTAATTCTGTACCTTTGCACTCAACCTTTCTATACTGCTCGTATGGATGATCTTAAACAACTTTTAGCGGACTGGATCCGTCAGGCACGGAAGACTGCGGGCCTATCGCAAGAAGGCCTTGGGGCTGAGCTTGCGCGCGAGCTGGGCGACGACCGCGGCTATACGAAGGCGAACATCTCTGGATGGGAGACGATGCGGCACAGTCCTAACCTCAAGCAACTCATGGCCATCGCGAAGGTAACCGGCGTCGGGTTACCGGCATCGATGGTCGGCGCTATGCAGAGCCAACAGCCTGGCACCACTGACCACACTGCCGTCGCAAAGGCGCTATCGCTCTTCCCTGATGCTCGGCCGATCCGCGTTGGCGACGAACCGGATACAGTCCCGATCCGGTTCGTAAAACTCAAGTTGCACGCTGGCGTGGCCGGCTTCGAGACGGAGCCGGAACGTGAAGATGGCGGGGTTCTTCCGATGCCACGCGCCGTGATCGAGAAGCACAACCTGTCGCCGGCCCAGCTGCTCGCGATGCGAGTTGCAGGCTGCAGCATGGAGCCTATGCTCTTCGAGGATGACGTCGTAGTCATCAACACTGCAGACAAGCGGCCAATCAGTAGAGAGGTCTATGCGGTCAACTTTGATGGCGAGGCGTGCGTGAAGCAACTGCTTCACCAGGGCGGCCAATGGTATCTCCACTCGCTCAATCCGGATTTCGGACCCATTAACATGCGTAGCGGGCAGTGCGACATTGTCGGACGCGTCGTCTATCAGCCGGGCCGAGTTGTGACCGGGCGGCTGTGAGAATTGGAGAGGCTCCGCGACAAACGGTGGCGTATCATGCTAGAACGCAACATGCGCCACTAATCACCGAGGCCCACATGAAGACCGCTATAGCTTTCGCCGCTCTGCTTGTCATTCCAAGCGCCTTTGCCGCGCCAAAGCAAAAGTCACCGCCGGCGGTGAAGCCGGATCTGATCGCTCAAGCGCGTGAGCGAGTCAAAGAAATTCTCAAAGACCCGGACTCTGCAAAATTCCGCACTGAGTTCGTCGGGAAGGACGGGGCTGTATGCGGCTTCGTGAACGCGAAAAACAGCTACGGCGGCTACAGCGGTTTCGAGCGATATGTTGTGTCATTGGAGAGCGTGCTTCTGGATAGCGGAGAATCTTGGAAGATGGACTCCCGATGGGCCGACTACTGCGCCGACTTCGAACCTGCGCCGAACGGATAACGTCAGCGTGATAATTGGTGAGTATTTTGCCAGACTGACAGCGTATCATTCCTGAGCGAAATTGCGCGCACATGCCAGCCTGCGTGCTCAATGACAATGAGCTATTGTAATTTTCCTGAGATCGTATGAGTCCCGAAACCTTGCAGGCCCTAGCCGCTCTCATCCAGGCGCAGACAACTGCGAATATGAGCACCATCTCCGCAATTATTGAGATTGTAAAATTGTTCCCTGCAGGGCCAACAAGAGAGCCCGCAATCGAAAAACTGCAGGAGCTCATCAACCGAATGCAGACTGTCGACACCATCACGGCCCCGCTTTCTGAGGCACTTCGCGAGGAGGCCCAAAATGCAGCGCGATCCTGAAAATTTGCGGTACTTCAACGAAGAGGTGCGTCGTCTCAGAGTATCTGACCAGGCAGACACACGTTCGTTTGACGGTGGCGATGGCGGGGGCTATGATGGGTCCATGGAAAAACGCTTGACAGCTCTCGAGACACAGTTCGCAACGGTCATCCCGACCTTGGCGACGAAACTCGATATCGCTGACCTGAAGGGCGAGGTGACAAAATCGTCGGGTGAGGTGAAAACCGATATGGCGACAGTTCGCGCGGAAATTGCGAAGTCGTCCGGCGAAACGCACAAGTGGATGATTGCGACGGTGATTGGTCTGTTTGTTGGCTTTGGTGGTCTTTTTATGGCCATGAGCAATGCCCTCAAGCCAAGCGCGCCTTCGCGCCCAGTCGAACAGACACCGCAACCGATCGTCATCTATGCGCAGCCGGCTGCGGCGGGCCCTACCGCGCCAACACCATCAGAGCCCAAGGCTCCCAAGCAGAACTGAACCCAAGCCCGCCCTAAGCGGGCTTTTTTACGCCCATGGCGCCGGCTTACGTGCGCGGTAGCGCCGGGCCTGGCGCGCCGCGAGACCACGTCTCACCTCGGTTTTCTCTTCTTTGGCCCGCGACCGGCACGCGGCGCTTTCATTTCGAACTTGGGTAGCCAGCGCTCGAACGGCGTCAGCGTTGACCCCGGCGGAACATACCAAGTCTTCAGCTCAGCATTCCACCGAGCGCCCAACCGTCTGGCTTCGTCTTTTTCCGCGTAGGGCACGTTCAGTTTGGTCACGGCCTCTATCCTTCCTGCGCACGCGCGCATTAGATAACTCGAACTCAGAATATAGACAACTCGACTGTTATCTAATCAAGCTGGCTTCTACTACAGCCGCTTCGCTGCACGCTTGCTTCGCAAGCTCTCGCACTGTCGTGCTCGGCGGTATCTTTTCGTTATTTACGTCTTTTTTCTCTAGCCCCCAACCCCAGAGATATAGCTAATACGCGTGCATGCGCGAGCGCGTACGTTTCGCTTCCTTCAGGCGTTAGCTCGACAAGCGCTTTCGCGCCCGAGGCACCATCCGACAGACTTTCGGGTACAGGGCTCTCTCTTCGCCACCCTGTGTGAGTCTCACCCTTGCCCCCCCGTTTTTTTCACCAGGTCGCAGTCTCACCTATCCCCCTACACCTGTGTGTTTTCTGCATGTAGGGCGGCTGATGCCGTCAGCTCGGTTCCCCTCTAGGCCCTACGCGTCGGAGTTCCCCTCCCTGCCCCAGGCTTGCAATCCACCAAACTCGGCAGATGGACAAATTTTAACCCATTCATCACGTTCGTGTTGATTTTTTTAAACACGTATGTGATACTGGTTTCAACGCAGCGAACTCAACCAGGAGCCGCAATGACGCACACAACGAAGCCGAGCAATCAGCAAGTGCGCAGTTGGATGCAGCAACGCCAGGCGGACAGAACACCTCCGCCGGCGCCGGAGCAGATCCGGAGAGAGCTGGGGTGGGCGATGGTTGAGGCAGAGCGAGAGACGAATAGGAGCAAACGATGAGGAACACGAAGCACACGCCGACGCCCTGGGAGACCGGCACCAAGGTCCCAACAGCGATCTACGCGATCAATGGCGATCCAATCAGTATCTGCGACGGCATGGGCGAGCATCAGTCGGATCGGGCCAACGCCGCCTTCATCGTTCGATCGGTGAACTCGCACGAACTGCTGGTGGCAGCGCTGGACGATGCGCGCGAGCTGCTGGCCCTGAACGGCGTCAACAGCACCGACACCGCCGATTACGGCAATGGCCGGGCCGACGAGATCATTGCCCGTATCGACGAGGCCCTGATGCTTGCGAGGGCATGACGATGACCAGCCCGAAAGACAACGGCTCGCGCTTCATGGTGAGCCCCACTGGCCGAGAAGGCGATTGGATTCACCCGGCTGAGATTGCGCAGCGCACGCCCGGCTGGCACGACTGCACGGACATGGATGACGTCGAGTTCGACCTATTCATGCGCGATCTGTACGCGAAGTTTCCGCCGATTGCTGCGTGAGGTGACGACCATGAACAAACCGTGGAGCGACGACTATCTGCGCCAGGCGTTCGCCGACGAGATCGAACTTGCCTGGGCAAAGCTGCGTCGCCGCTACGTCGCCCCGATTCAGATCGATCCGAACAGCGATCTGCTTCCCGCGCCGCGCCGCGGCAGCAACCTGCTTACCGCCGGACACGAACGTTTGGCGTTCGCTCCGGAAGCGAAGCCCCTGCCCCGCTGGCGTCGGTCGTGGAGCGCAGCTGGCCCTCTGATCGGGGAACTGGGCCTGAGCGTGCGCCCCGACGATGAGGAAGGCACCGTCTCCGTAGGGAACGGCAGTCGCCGCCGTGACGTCACGGAATCGTACGCGGACCACCCGAATAAAGATGCAGCGATCTGCGCAGCGATCGTACGAGCTGCGATCCGCGTGTGCACCGAAGCCCGCGAGCTCTATTAACTCATTTGCTCGAAAAGAGCCGCCGGCACGGCGCCAGTGCACTACAAATTACGGAGCAAGACATGGAGCGTAAGCCCAACGAATCCTTTGAGCAGTACAAGATCCGCCGCGCAGCCGCAAACCTGGCCACGAAGAACATCAACCGTCGCGCGCGTTCCGGCGGCGCCACCAGCACCCGCAAACAGCTGCGCTCCGAGAGCAACCCTAAAGGTACGTACGGCGTGAACATCATCGCGAAGTTCGCCCGGGAGCGCGTGACGCCGGATCGCCTGGCCAAGCACGCTGCGCACGTCAAACACATGGCAGATCGCAAGGCAAAGCGCGTAGCAGCGGCAGTCCTTGCCCTTGGCGCCGCACACGCCCTCGCCGCCTGATCTGATCTCATTCATTCACCCAATGCCCCGCACGACGGGGCATTGGCACTGAAACAGGACCACGACAACCACCTGGAGCCCACGATGATCCGCTACCTGCTGCTGCACCGTATCGAACAGACCGACCGCCACCCGCGCCTGATGCTGGCTCTCGCGATCGTCGCGATCTGCCTGGCCTCGACTCTCGACCCTTCGGTGCCGCAATGAGCGCCGCGACCATGAGCCGCGACCAGGTTACAGCCCGAGTGGTCTCGCATGCGATCCGCTGCATCGCGGCGGTTGGACTGGTCCTCGTGATCCTGTTCAGCCAGGCGGCGACGCAATGACGCGATTTCTCGGCTTGGCAGTCGTCGGCCTCATCGCTGTCCTGATCTTGCTGGCCGAGATCGGGAGGCTGCAGGAAGACGTCGAAGCACGAATCGAAAACCAGCGCTACTTCAACGCGCACCAATAACGACAACAGAAGGAACCCAAGACATGTGGTTTAAGAACCTGCAGGTGTACCGTCTTCCGAAAAACTGGGACATGACCGCCGATCGCCTGGCCGACGCCCTCGCCTCTCAGGCTTTTACGCCGGCATCGAGCAACGAGATGCTGCGCCAGGGCTGGGACGTACAGAACGGCCAGCTCGTGTACACCGTGAATGGCCAGTTCCTGCTGAAGCTCGTCACGGAAAAGAAGGTGCTGCCGGCGAAGGTGATCAACCAGGTCGCGAAGGATAAAGCCGCAGAGCTGGAGGAAGTGCAAGGTTTCCCGCCCGGGAAGAAGGCAATGAAGGAGTTGCGCGAGCGTGTCGCGGATGAACTGCTACCGCGCGCGTTCCCGGTCAAGTCCGAGACGTACGCCTGGATCGACCCGGTCAATGGCTGGCTCGTGGTCGACTCGGGCAGTCCGACGAAAGCCGATGACGTAATCAAGTTCCTGCTGAAGGCCGTCGACAAGCTGCCGCTCGAGTCGCTACGTGTGCAGCGCTCGCCGGTCGCCGTAATGACGGAATGGCTGGACTCCGATGAAGTGCCGCGCAACTTCACCATCGACCAGGACGCCACGCTGCGCGCCGCCGGCGAGAGCAAGGCCCAAGTCGGCTACAAGCGCCACACCCTCGAAGTCGGCGAGATGCGCGACCACATCGCCCGCGGCAAGCAGTGCGTGCGCCTGGCCATGACATGGAACAGCCGCATTTCGTTCGTGCTCACCGAGCAGCTGTCGATCAAGAGCGTCAAGCCGCTGGACGTCATCAAGGAAAACGACACCGCAATCCGCAACGAGGTCGAGCGCTTCGACAACGACTTCGCGCTGATGACAGGCGAGTACGCGAAGCTGCTGGCCGATCTGGTCGAGGCCCTGGGCGGCGAGGCAAAAGCATGAGCCACGCAGAATATGTCGCCAAGCTGGACGAGAGCCAACTGACGAACCTGATCGAACAAGCCACGGCCAGACGCGAGGACATCCGCCAGTCCGGCTGGGTCAAGTTGTGGCAGGTAAGCATCGGCTGGGCCAACGTCGCATGGTTCGCCGAAGAAGACCGCGAGGCAGCTGTTGAGTTCGCACGCAACGCCGTTCAGGAATATGCAGCGAAGTGGCCAGGCAAGGGAGTCGAAATGGAAGTGAGCCTGGAGCGCTTCCGTCCGACCGATGCGGCAGACCTACTGAAGCCACTTAGACCAGCAACTACAGGTGCAGGAGGCCAGCCATGAGAAAGCGCCGCATCCGTCGTAACTTCGCTCCAGACACCTCCGGCATGACGCCGGAGGATCGCAAGGCTATGCAGACCTACCGAACGAACCGAGGCTCCAGCCGCTACTACGAAGACCTGGCCGCGATCGACAGCGGCGAAAAGCTGAAGCCCAAGACCAACAACGAACCGAAATAACGAGAGAGCGAACCATGTCCAACGAGAGCGAGAACCAGCCGGCGCGCCGCGTCGACGACAAGCGAGCTGAAGTGCCGCTGAGCTGGAGCGATTTTGCGAACGCGTATCCAGTGCCAGCAGCCGCTGCAGCAAGCGCCCAGCCCGCGCAACGCGAGGTCCCGGAATACACCGGACTTGACGCCATCGCGCGAGTGTTCGCCGACGTCGCCAACACCAGCGGCCAAGTCGTGCTGTCTGCGCAGTCGTGCGATCTCCTCTATCGGGCCATGACGACGCCGCTTGCCGCGCCAGCAGCACACGCACACGCCGAACTGATCGAGTTGGCCCCGCCACTCACCGCGCCAGCACCGCTAACCGAGGGTGGTACGAGCGAGCAGCAAGCGCGCTTTGCCATCGACGGCGCAATCCAGTACGGGCGCGAGAATCGCAACCCGCCGCCGTCAACCGATCATTGGCTGTACGAATACTGGAACATCGGGCGCCAGCTTGCGAAGTTGGGCGAAACTGGCTGGGACAACGTGACCCCGATGGAGGCCGCGCCAGCACCTCAGCAAAGCGAGGGACTGAGCGACGAGCGCATTACTGAACTCGCGCGCATCGAGGCCGACGAGGACGAGTATGCTTTCACGCTCAACAAGGACGGCAGGTTCTCTGTCATCAGCTTCGCCCGCGCCATTGAACGCGAAGTAGCCAAGGCTGCGCCAGCCGCCCCGGTGCAGACCGCCGTGTCTGTTCCGCGCGCCACGTTGCTTATGATCTACGAAGCCATGAACTACATGGGCGACAAGCTGAACGGCATGGATGCGTGCGAGGACGAGGACGAGGATGCCACCACGCCAGCCTTCGACGCGATTCGCGCATTGCTCGACGACTCCTATGTGGCCGCTCCTGTGCAAGCAGAGCAGGCACAGGCAGAGCCGACACCGCTTGATTATCGCGCTCAGGGCCGCGAAGAGGCGCTTGCGATCATCCTGGCCGAAGATGCCGAGAACCCATTCGCGGACTATACGCACGACTACCAAGTCGGGGATACCGGCGATTACGGCACCGATTGGGACGAAAAGGCGCTGCGCGAGCTGCTGCACATTGGCGACCGTAAGCACGATGCCTACGACCGCGCCGAAGCGCAGTATTGGGACTACCTCGGCAAGTCGGAAGAAGCCGAGCGCATGACCCGCATGGTTGAGCGCGCGCCGTTCTACAAGCCGCTGCATGACTTCCTTGCCGAACATGAGGCATGGCACCTTTTCTCGCTGCTGCAAGACTCCGCCGCTCCTGCACTCCCCGCCCAGGCAGAGCAGGCAGCAGCAGTGCGAGCGGCCGATGTGCAGACTTTGCGTGACACGGCGGGCATCTTGGAGCGCGAAAGCTACCGCATGCACGCGATGTCGCTGCGCTCGATGGCGAACCGTTTCGCAGCTCCGAGCACCGCAACCAGCAATGACACTGGCGCCCTTGGCGAGAAAGAAGGTGACGAATGATCTGTGCATCTTGCGGCGGTCACGTCACATGGCGCGGGCCGATTTATAACCTGACCCATACCGAGTGCGCCGGGTGTGGCGCGGTTAACAACCAGGTCGTTGACCAGCCCGATGAGGACGAGGAAGACGACATCGACGGTGATGCAGCAGTGCCGACGTACTACGGACTATGAAGGATTGAAGACATGAACGACAACAAGAACACCGCAGCACAGCCGCTCGATCTGGACAAGCTGGAAGCACTGGCGCGCGAAGCCATGCCCGGCCCTTGGGAAGTTCAAATCGACGAGCGCCCGCATTACCGTGGCGGCGTGCACCACGAGCGCCGCATTGCCACGGCATGGGAACATGGGCAACTCAAGGGCAAGTATCCCGTCGTGACAACATCGGTAGGCATCGGCAAGGAAGCGGACGGCCCTCCACATTACATGGTCGGAATGCGCGAGGAAGACGCTAATTTCATCGCGGCCGCGAACCCCGAAACGATCCTCAACCTGATCGCCCAGGCTCGCGCATCCCAGCCAGAAGGCGCTACATTGGCTTCGCAAGAAGAAACTACAGGGGCGAGCATCGATACGCCGGAGTTCCGAAAGCTGCTCTGCGCACAGCAGAATGCCGAGCAAGCATGCAGTGACAACGGGAGCGACACCAACCGCGACGCCGCGAATGAAGCGTGGGATGCACTAATCGGTCACATCGACGCCATCATTGCCGACCTGCGCGCCCAGCTTGCGGCCAAGGATCGGGGCGAGCCGCTGACCGTCGAAGTTGCGTATGGCATTAAGGACGCAGCCGGACCGGGCACCCGAGTCATCCCGGCAAATTCGGTAATGCGTCATGCCGATGGCCACTACACCGTTTTTATTGACGCGCCAGCCAGCGCACAGCCCGCCGATGTCGACGCCGAGCGTTATCGCAAAGTTCGCGCCGCGCTGTCGAAGGCTGACTTCGACTACTACCAGGCCGAGAACGCGAGCGAGGACGAGATTGATGCGCAGGTCGATGAGATGCCGGGCGCACAGCCCGACCGTGGCGCAGCGCGAGACTCGTTCGAAGCGTGGGCAATGGGCGAGGACTTTTGGCCAACGGAGCGATTTCTGCGAGGTGGAGATGGCGAATACATGGACGATGAGGTGCATGCGCACTTCGTTACGTGGCGCGCCGCCACAGCAGCAGCAGCAGCAGCAGCAGCAGCAGCAGCATCCCCGGCATCGCAGCCAGTAGCTCCCGAGGCGACGCATGCCGCCCTGATTCGTCAGTTACGCAACATGGCCAGCGGTTCGACCGGAGCCAGTGCGCAACTGATGCGTGAAGCTGCCGATGCTCTTTCGGCGCATGCACAGCAAGAAGCAGCGCCGGCCGGGCCGCCCGATAACGAAGCCCTCGAAACCCTGTGGGAAGATCACGTTGGGCATCCCGCCGACTTTGGCGCCGCCGTACTTGAACGCTGGGGTGGCTGGCAAGCTGGATTGCTTGGCTATGGCGGCGCGCTGAATCGAAAACTCGTCGCACTCACGACCGTGCCGGATCATTCGGAAAGAGAAGCCGCCAACGCGGGTGTTAGGAACAACGCGCCCGGAAGTCCGCACAACATCTGTCGCCAGATCGAAAGTGATCTGCGGGCCTACATTGCGAAGCTGGAGGCTCAATTAGCCGCCAACGCGGGTGGTCTGGACGCCAACGGCCTGCTACCGTGTCCGCACTGCGGCGGCAAGGCGGACTATTCCTGCCGGGAGGAAGGCTACCGAGCATACCTGTCAGTGCTGTGCAGTGCCTGCGGCGCAGAGTCTTGCGAGGTCCGCTATCGAAGCTACGACAACGGCCTAGACGAAGATAATCGGGGCTATCTGCCGCCTGCCGAGCGGAAGTCAGACGCCGCCAAACTTTGGAACCGCCGTGTGCAGCCCACCACCATCGCAGCAGGTCAGGAAGCCGCCAACGCGAAGGATGCGGCGCGGCTGGATTGGCTGATTCAAGAGGAAGCCTGCGTGCAATGCGAGCGGCTGCCGGGCAGCGGACGCAAGGTGTTTCAAGTCGTGTGGCCCGAGAACGAAGACTACAGCATGACATTCTATGAAACGCCCCGCGAAGCCATTGACGCACAAATGTCCATCGATGCGGACAACGCAGCAATGGCCGCTGTTGGCGCAGCAGGTCAGGAAGGCGGCAATCATGGCTAAGCGCACTCACCCGCTCGACATCGAAAACGTTGGCGGTGACACGTACTCGCTGATGTCTAAGGGCCACCACGACCCTGACGAGTTCATGCGTCAGGCGCGCGCCGATGGCTACGACTGGCCGCTGGGGGCGCCGAAGCACATCTGGCTTCGCTGCGTGCCGCCGCCCGAGGGCTACGTTTCGTGGTACGTCGAAGCGGCGGAAGGCGCGCGCGGCGCGTTCCCCGCCACCCAATGCTGGGAAGCCTATGGTGACGAGATTTATCGAGCACCCGCCCAAGAGCCGGGCGAACAGAAAGGCGGTGCCGCGCCGCTCACGCGCTGCGCTGCCGGCCGCGACGGCGAATGCGGCCACGCGCAATGCCCGCAGCTGCGCGACGGCGAGCCGGCGAAGTCGAGCCGCCACTGCCCGCTGGACAACAACCATACCGAGGACTGAGCAATGGGAATTGAGATGAACGTCGAGGCAGAGCGCGCAGCGTTTGAGGCGTGGTTTGCGGCTGGCCGTTTCGGCGGTATGAAGGAGTCCATGTGGGCAGCATGGGAGGCCCGCGCCGCCCAGCCTGCCGATGTAGGAGCGACGACATCGCCACAAGCTGCGCAGGGCATGAACGCATCGGAGCTTTTCGTCGAGCTGCGCGATGCCGTGACCGAGTGCATCAACCACGAGCGCAACAGCAAGAACTGGAGCGCGGCCGACTACTGGCGGGATGTCCTGGCCCAATTCGATGCATGGCGCGCCGCGCCTCCGCTGTCCAGCGAACCGCAGGCAGAGAAAGGAGAGGCACATGAAAGCCGTGGGTAAGAACCTGCTGCAGACGTACGAGCGCGGCGACGGTGGCATCAACGGCTACGCGGTCGGATTGAAGAATCGGGACGGCGAAGAGGTCATTCTGGTGGCCAGGTCGATGGAAGCCATAGTGCGATCGGCCGAGATCGCGGGCCTGGGCGAGGTGGAAGTAGATCGGATCCAGAGCGTCGTAGTACTACCGCGGTGCTCGGTTCTGGATGAAGTGAAGGGAGATTG